CGGTGCTCTGGCAGCAAAGCCAGAAAGACCAGGCGGCTACCGAATTGACGCGTGCGCAACGGGATGAAATCTATCTGCGTAACTCAGTCGTTACCGAAGTTCAGGTACTCGACCGGCTGCGCGCGAACGATACCTACGGCGTAACCGACGAGGACTTGCAAGCCGCAGAGGAGCTGGCGAGCTACATGCCACCACCGACTCCGGAGATTCCTGAAAATGGAAATCAGGAGACATCGCCAATTGGCGACGACGATTGGAATGAGGACGATCACCCGCGCGACGATGCAGGGAAATTCACGGAGGGCGGCGGCGGGGGCGGCGATGGTGGTAGCGCAGCCGGTAGCGCGGGCGGAAGCGCATCGGGAACCGCGACGCTTCAGGGCATGGCCGACAAACCCCGGCCAGCGATGACCTCTACTGGCCGGCGGGCGAAGGAGATGGTTCCCTCCGCTACTCACTTTACGAGCCCCGAGCGCGCAGACGCTATTGAAGCCGGAACACATGACTTTTCCAATGCCAGCAATCGGACATGGCAGGGCGCGGGTATTTACCTCTATCCTGGCGATCATCCCGGCAACTCCGATTTTGGCAGCGAAAAACTGACCGTAACGCCGGACATGCGCAACCCGTTCATCGGCACGACCGCTCAGGTGGAGGCGAAGGTTAGCGCGCTGAAAAGCACCCTTACCCCTCCCGTTCTGCGGTTGCCCGATGGTAGCGCCGTACAGGGCCCCGACGGGCAACCAATGCGATTCTGGACCGAGCCTGGATCGGAAAGCCGGGCGCTGCGACAGGCGTGGCTATCGGCCGGGCATGACGCCGTGATTGAAACGGGAAGCGACGGCAACCCGCTAACAGTTGGCATATTTGACCCGCGCGCCCTCGGATCGGTGAAACGCGCCAGGCGGTGAGCCGTGATGGAAATCAGCCTTCAGCAAATGGTGGTCCGCAACCGCCGTTCAACGGCAATGGCACAGGGGCGCCCGGTACGCCAGCTCCGACCCAGACGGCTACGACCGTCGCGACCGTCCAGGCAGGCCGAAGCGCAGTATCGTCGACAGCTTCTCGCGATAACCGGACGCCTGAAAAGCCTCACGAACGCGCGACTACTCCCGGTACTCAAGCAGTACGAGTCGGACTATGTACGCGTGAGCGATGGGCTGTTTGCCGATATCACCAGCGGCGCAACGTACATGGCGATCGAGCGAATGATTGCCTCGATCGCGGCAGAGGTCGCGAGCGGGATCGGCCAGGCGGCTGAGATTATCGCCGCGCAGCTAGTCTCAGCCGTCGACCACCAGAACACGGATACCCTGCAAAGCAGCATCCAGCAGGCGTACGGAATTGATATCACGCAGCTACTACGCGCGCAGAACATACAGCCGACGCTCGCGCTCGCGCAGCACGTCAACGTGAACCTTATCAAGTCGGTTCCAGCTCAATATTTTGAGCGGCTTAACTCGACCGTCCTGACCGGTATCCAGCAGGGCCAGCGTTATAGCGAGATCGCAGACAGCATTCAGGACATATACGGTGTTACCGACAGCCGCGCGAAGCTCATCGCGCGCGACCAGACTTCGAAAACAAACGCCGCGATCGCGGAGACTCGACAAACCGACCTTGGTATTGAGGAATATACGTGGCTGACGGCGGGCGACGAGCGCGTGAGGCAGACGCACGCCGACAACGACGGGCTGGTATTCAGGTGGGACTCGCCACCTGCGGAGACGGGACACCCTGGCCACGACATTAACTGCCGCTGCGTCGCTATCCCGATGATAGGTAGCAGCTCAGATGATGGAGACGATTCATGAACGACCATACTCACCACGCGATAAGCGGCAGCGGTCATACACACCCGATCGTCGACGCCGATTATGTACCGCCTAACTGCCGGTGTTCGCTCAAGCCGATCCGGCTTGGCTCTGACGTACGCGAGGAATTGCAGGCGCTGCGACAGGAGATGGAGCGCGATGCACACCGGCTCGTCGACGACGCGCAGGAGTGGGACGACGCCGCGCGCTTTCCGCTTGTGAGTGAACCCGGCCTGACGCGCTTTATCACCGTATCGGTCAAGCTCCAGACGCGCGAGCTGGAGGAGATAACCCGCCGTATGCGCGAGAGCATCGCGGCGGCGGTCGGTCTCCCGGCGCGGCTGCTCGCTGGCGACGAGCCCGTTATCGACGACGCGCGCGAGCGCGAGGGCCGCGCGCTGTTGATGGTCGCGCCGTTCCCTCATACCCCGGAGTAAGCCATGCAGGAATTTATCGACGTGGATCTCTCGCGGCGGGTGCAGCACCCGGACGGCTTTATCGTCGCGCCCGCCAATCTCGCGCGCGCGGGCGTACAGCTCTATCGCGCGTTTGAGCTTGATGTACCGGGCGATCCGATGCGCGAGATCGCGATCTTTCGCCCGCCTGAAGAGGTATTCGCCGCGGACTCGCTTGCGACGTACAACGGAATCCCGATCACGAACGGGCACATTGGCCGCGTCGATCCGAAAAACTGGCGAAAGATGGCCGACGGGATGGTGATGAGTCCGCGTCGGGCAGGACATTACGTGCGCGGCGACGTAGGACTCGCCTCGCAGGAAGTGCTGGATGCCGTAGCGTCGGGAAAGAAGCAGTTTTCCGCGACCTACGACGCGATTCTCGAATGGACACCAGGCACACACGACGGCGAGCCATACGAAGCGATCCAGCGAAAGATCCGCGTTAATTCGGTGGCGCTGGTGAAGGCTGCGAGGTGTGGCGCGGCGTGCAGTATGACGGACTCTAACCCCGATGGAGATTTGAAAATGGGAACTCGAAAGGTGTTGCTCGACGGCATCCCCCTAGACCTGGACGACGTTGCGGCAGCAGCCGTCGAGAAAGTACAGGGTCAGCTTACCGCCGCGCAGAATACGATCGCGCAGCATACGGCAGCGCTCGCAGCCGTCGTCAAGTTTGGCGACGCGTCGCTACCCGTCTCGAATCCGGCTGCTATCCAGGCGGTTCTCGACGACCAGACGAGGCGTATCAACGACATGGCGAAAGACGTGATGACGCCCGCGCAGCGAGACGCGATGGTCGCTGATTGGGTCAAGACGATGGACGACGCAAAGCGTCTCGCGCCCAAAGTCACGACCGACGGCAAGACGTGCGCCGCGATCCGTCGCGAAGTCGTTGATAGCCTCTACACGGGGCGGCGAGCGCTCATGGATGCGGTACTAGGGGGCAAGCCCGTCAAGGACGCGGACGATACCGTCATTCGTACGGCATTCGCCGTGCTTGCGTCGAGCGCGCCCGATAGCGGTACGCGCCGCGTCGACGCCGTAGCCGACGCGATGAGTATGGCCGCGCGAGCGGAACAGCAGCAGGACGGAAAGGCCAAGCCTGAACCTGCATTGACCGCAGACGGTCTGCCGGACCCCGACAAGGCCCGCGAAAACTGGATGAAGGCGCAGCAGAACGCGCTACGCGCGCACGCCTGAAACGGCCCGACTACTGGCGGTGTGGCTGGTTTATTTCCCTCTTTCTGGAGAATCGCATCATGGCTATTGACCTTGGGGATACGGGAGACATGCTGTTTGAGGTTGGTCTACCTGGTATGGACGCAGATATCAATATTAGCTCGATCGTTTCGTACGTGAACGGCGCCCAAACGCTGGAGCCGGGGGTCGCTGTCGGTATCGACGCCGAACGGCACCTTGGCCCGCCAACAGCCGGGAATGTCGTTGGCATCGTTATGCGGCATCCGGTCTATATCGCGGGCGAAGATGGGCAGTGGCGCTATCGCGAATCGGACGCCGTACCGGTGATGGAGTTCGGGCGGGTCTGGGTGACTTGCCGGGATGGCTGCACCGGCTCTGGCCAGGAGCCAGTCACCGCGAACGCCGACGGCTCGCTCGGTGTCGGCGGCTCTTTTCCGATCGTCGGCGCGTTCTGGGACTCGCGCGCGGAAGCGGGCGGGATCGCGGCCGCGCGGCTGAATCGCATCCTGCTCCCGGCTTCATCGCCACCGGTAGGCGAGACGAACGGAGACGCTGAAGCGGCTGCGGCAGCGAATACCTCAACGACTGAGAACAAGGGAACCGAGACGGGCAAATCCGACCCGTCAAGTACATAAGCAACGCGCTTTCCGCCTTACTTCGTAATCTGCTGGCCGCTCTCTGAGCGGCTTTTTTTTTGGGGATTCGCAATGAAACCAAACCGCATTCAGGTGTTCCGCGACTTTCTCGCGACGCCATCCCTAGCGCTGGTCGACTCACCTGAAGCGCTTGGGTTTCTCGTCTCACAGCTCGCATATATCGAAACGACGGTATATGAAAAAATGCGCTCGCCGCTCGACTATCAGCGCCTGGTGCCGATTAGCTCGGCGGCGGGCGAGTGGGCCAAGGCAATCACGTTCCGCATGCGCGATTATGCAGGCCGTGGCCGTCGGCATGCACTGAAGGGCCGCGATCTCCCACGCGTCGACGTGTTTTATGCGGAAGAAAGCTGGCCGGTTCACGGCGGCGCGCTCGCGTACGCCTACACCTTTGAGGAGCTTCGCACGTCCGGCCGTCTCGGCCTTCCGCTCGATACCGACCGCGCAGACGCTGCATTCGAGGCGTACAACCGGCATATGAACATCATCGGCCTGTACGGCGAGGAGGATCTGACGGGCGTATTCAACAATCCGCACGTTCCGGTAATGCCCGCCATCAACGGCAACTGGCTGCGTACGCCGCGTCCCGACAACCTCGCGCAGATGGTGCTTGAGGATATCAACGCAGCAATCATTCAGGTCTGGACACAGAGCAAGCGCAACGCGATCGTCGACACGATCGCGCTACCGGGTCGTCAATTCGGTTTGCTGGCCAGCACGCCTGCGGGCAACAGCACCGATACCACGATCCTGACGTGGTTGCTCAATAACAACCTCTCGCGCGTCGAGCGCAACCAGCAAATCAACATCATCGGCGGCGCGGATCTGGAGGAGGCGGGAACGGCGGGCGTTTCGCGCATGCTCGTGTACGAACGCAACGAGCGGAACCTCGTTATGCATATCCCGATGCCGATCCTCTTTCACACGCCGCAGGTTCTCGGTCTCGAAACGCAGGTACCAGGCGAATACAAGTACAGCGGCGTCGAATGGCGCTATCCGCTGTCAGCTCTCTACGTCGACGGGATCTAGCGCGCGAGTCCACAAATAGACGCATGCAAGTCCATTTATAGACTTTTCTGGAGCAAGTCATGACCGATCCGAAACAGCCGACGCGGCCCGTCGTCGATCCGAAAGCAGCCGCCAAGGCAAAGGCTGACGAGAAAAAAACGTTCATCCGTAATAACAGCAAAACGCCGTACGTTGTTCCGGGCGGCAGCTCGGGCGCGAGCGTAACGCTTCGTCCGCTTCGCGTAACGGCGATCGGCGCCGAAGCGTGGGCGACGTTCAAGGAAACACCGTTCGGCCAGTCGCTACTCGAAATCGAAGCACTCGAGGAGTCGTCTGAAGACGAACACACCAACCAGCCGGTCAGCGAACAAGAGCAGATCGCGCAGGAGGATGCAGCAGAGGAGGAGGCTCAACGCGCGCGCACAAAGAAGGGCCGCAAGTGAGCGCGCCCGTCGTCACCGTCGAGGACTTCCGCGCCCGCTTCCCGGAATTCTCGCTTAATGACGACGCGCAGGTACAGACCGCGCTCGACGACGCCTTACCGTGGAACGGTTACGCCGCGTGGGGCAAGACGTATGTCAAGGGTGTCTGTACGTTGGCTGCGCACTTCCTCGCCGTCGCGAATCAGCGTCGACGCGGGGCAGGCGGTAACGGTGCGGCTGCGGCAACCGGTATCTCGACGTTTGTCTCGGGGCGTAAGGCGGGCGCGCTCTCGACCAATTACAGCACCGTCGGCGCCGCCGCTGGCTCGGGCAGCGTGCCGACTTTTCTGGCGCTAACGAGCTACGGGCAGGAATGGTATTCGATGGCCCGTATTCGCGGTATGGGCGCGGTGGCGCTGGGTCTCGGTGATACGGGACTACCCGGCGAGCCGGTCGGACACGACGAGCTAGGTCCGTACCGGTGGCCTGGTGTCTGAAAAGGAGGTTTTATGCCACTCAAACAGGGTTATTCGCACAAGACGATCGGCAGCAACATCAAGGCAGAGATCAAGGCGGGCGTACCGCGCAAACAGGCGGTAGCGATTGCTCTCGATACCGCGCGTACGGCGGCTAACAAGGCGGGCAAACCGGGCAAAGCGCCGTCCGGCAAGCGCAAGTAGGGGAGCCATCCGTGATTACTCTCGCTCTGGTGCTGCTAGTCGCAGCCTTCGTGCTGTTCGTGGTCGTCGCGCTCGGCGTAACGGTTACGCGCTTTAACTTGATGGCGGCGGGTCTCGCTTGTTGGGTTCTCTCCGCGATCGTCGGATACCTGGTGCGATAGGGGAAAAGTCATGGCGCAGTACGGCCCGCCGTTCGACTTCTCGAAACTCGACAAGATCCTCGACCGGGTTATGTCGACGCCGAAGTTCGAGGTACTGGTCGGCTATCCGACGAACTCTGGCCAGCACGAAGGCGGAAAAATCACCAATGCGACGCTCGCAGCAATTCACGATCTCGGGGCCCCGGGTGCCGGTATCGAGGCCCGGCCGTTCCTGCGGCAGTCGGTACTAAATCGGCGCAACCAGTACACGACCCAGCTCGGCAACGATCTAAGGCGCGCGTATCGCGGCGAGATAACGGTCGACGCGGCGTATGGGCGGCTCGCGCTCGCGGCAGAGGCGGGCGTAAAGCTGGAAATCACGCATCCGTCTCCAGCGTTCAAGGCGCTCGACGCAGCGACGAGCAAACGCAAAAACTCATCGGTACCGCTCATTGATAGCGGGCAACTCCGAAGCTCGGCAATGGGCGTCGTACGCAAGGCAGGGCAGACGCGATGATGAACATGGCCGATGTGATTTTCGATGAGGAGTGGCATCAACTCGTCGATATCGACCGCCGCGCGGGCGCGTACGACTCGGGCGGGCGGTGGGTCGAAAGCTATACGCGCGACAAGCTCGACGCGGTAGTCCATCCGGCGCCGCCCGACGCCATGCAGATGCTGGCCGAAGGCGAGCGGCAGCTACCCGGTATCAAGGTCTATAGCGCCCAGCCGGTCGGCTACGGCGATCTCGTCTATTGGGGTGACGATACCTGGCGGGTCTTCGCGCGCGGCAAGTGGAGCGACTATGGCTTTTACGACAGTACAGCGGTTCGACACATCGGCACTGCGGCGCCAAACGGCGCAGCTTTTAGCCTTGCCTGAAGGTGACGTACGGCAGGCGTACGGCGCGGGACCAACCGGCGACCGGCCTTTTGTCGTTCTCTCGATGGCGACGAGCGACCCGCAGGGGCCAGCGCGATCGGACTTTGACGGTGCTAACGAGCTGGAGAAGATGACCAGCTCGACGCTCGATACGTGGACTTTCGAGGCGTACGGTACCGACGCCTATCCGTTCGCGCGAAAAGCCGCGGCGATCCTGCAATCCGAACAGGGACAGGCGCTGTTCAGGCGGCTGCGTGCGGGGATGGTCAGTATCGGCCAGATACTCGACCTGACAGGCCTCGCCGGATCGCAGGAGGAGCGCGCACGCTTCCAGATGGTCGTAAGCGTGAACGAAAGCTATCAGGTCGGCCTGGAGTCGATTCGTCGCGCGAATATCGACGTGCATTACGAGCCGCATGGTGTCGAGCATATCCAGATAGAGCCGCCCGACGACGAGAGTTAAACCGCAACTTTGCAGACTGAGCCCCGCCCCCGCAGCGGGGCTTTTTTTTTGGATACGCGAAATGACTACCTCACTCCCGCTTTCGCTCATCGTTAATGTACAGCTCAACCTCCAGCCGAATGCGCCGCTACGGCGTAACTTTGGCGCGATCGTGCTGCTAACGCCTGAGGTCGGCCCCTTTAACGAACAGGGGTCTGTGTTCCTGCTGTATTCGACGCTCCAGGCGATCGGCCAGGCGTTCGGTACCGACAGCGAAACATACCGTGCGGCAACCCCTTTTTTCGCGCAGACGCCGCGACCGCGCACGATCATTACCGCGCGCTGGGATGCGGAAGGCTCGACGGTACCGGCAGCGGCCGCCGCGCTGTTCGGACGCCCGGTTACGGTGAGCGTGCCGGAGCTGGCGGTTATCAGCGAGGGCACGATAACGATCCCGATTAACGGTATCCCCGTTACCTATGGCGATATCGACCTGACGACGGCAACGACTTTCGCGCAGGTTGCAACGATTCTCGACGCCGCCATGACGACGGACGGGATTGGTTGCCGCTTCGATAGCGCCGGTACGCGCTTTATCGTCGAGTCGCGCACGCCGGGAACGTCGATCCAGCTCGGCTTTGCGACTGGCTCTGGCTCGGGCTATCTCGGCACGATACTCGGCCTCGATAACGTCGCACCGACGTACACCATTCCCGGTACCGAACAGCAGACCATTCCGGCCGCGACCATCCCGCAGGCGCTATCGCTGCTCTCGCAGGTTTATCAGGACTGGTACGCCGCCGTGGTCGTCAAGTCTCCGCTAACCGATGCGGAGATCCTCTCGACGGCGAACTACATCATGGGCGCCGACCGGAAGCTGTTCGGTCTCACGCTACTCGACGCGTCGCAGATCTCGCAGGCTTCGGGCAACCCGATCCGTCAGCTATACGACCAGCAGGCGTACCGCGTCGCGGCGCAGTACGACCATACCAACCCGTACGCGATCGTCTCGTTTCTCGCGCGCGGGCTATCGGTCAACTTCGCGGGGTCAAACACGACCCTAACAATGAAGTTCAAGCAGCAGCCGACCGTTTCACCGATCCCGCTGACCGAGACGGAAGCGGCGGCGTGCAAGTCGCTCGGTGTGAACTACTACGCCTACTACGACACCGTACCGATGGTCGCGGAAGGTACGGTTATCGGCGGGCGCTTTTTTGACGAGGTTCATATCCTCGACTGGTACTGCGACGCCGTACAGAAAAACGTCTTTGCCGTGCTTTATCAGTCTCCGACAAAAGTTCCACTGACCGATCCGGGTACGCACCGGCTCTTGCGCGCGATCGAATCAGCGAGCCGCGAGGGTGTGCGTAACGGCGCCTTCGCGCCGGGTATCTGGAATGGCGATCCGTTCGGCTCGCTGGAGACCGGCGACATGCTCGATCAGGGCTTTTACATCTACGCCGATAGCGTCGACACGCTCTCGGTCTCCGACCGGCAGGAACGCAGGGCGCCCCCGATTCAGGTAGCGCTCAAGCTCGCGGGCGCGATTCATTCCGCCGATGTGATTGTCAACTTCGATCGCTAACAGGGGGCGCACATGGCCGTCTTTGATCCCAAACAGGTATCTGTTCTCGTTAATGACTACCGCATACAGGACTGGTCGGACGGCGGCGATGTAATCGTTGCGACGTTCGCGGTCGACCACGGAGCGCTGACGGTCGGCGCGGGCGGGCGAGGTGTGTTTGTCCAGAACCCCGATGAGTCCGGCTCGCTGGTACTGCAAATCAAGCAGCACTCGCGCGATAACGCCTATCTCGACGCGCTACGTCGCTCGCAGCGAACGAGTATCAAGTCGTTCGTTCCGCTGGAGCTATCTATCCGAGATCTGCTCAATGAGGACGTTGTGACGGGCGCGAACGGCTACTTCACGACGCCCCCAGCCTACACGCGTGGTTCAACCCACAACCCGATGACATGGACGATGGTTTTCGAGCTTATGACCATGCGTATCGAGCGCGGCCTCTTTGAATAGGACAATATTTCATGGATCAACCTGTTAAGCACGCGAATAGCGGCGATCGCTTTACGCTCGATGACGTAACCTATGCGCTAACCCTGGCTGCGGCAGAGCCCGCATGGGACATGCTGATGACGGTCGGCCCGATGCTCCAGGATTTATCGCTCACGGTCGGCGCCGATAACAAGATTCATGAATGGCCTGTTGGGCGGATCTTGCAGGGACTGGGTTCGCCTGAGTTTCGTGAATTACGGGTCTTCCTCCTCAAACATACCGCCGCACAGCGCGCCGGAGCGCAGCCATTCCGGCTCGAAGACGAGGGGGCGCGCGCGGCCCACTTCAATAAATACCGATCGCACTTCGTGCCATTGCTCGCGCGTGGCTTCATGTTCCAGTTCTCTGATTTTTTCGCCGGTGGGGCTCTCGCGCAACTGCTTCCGGCGAAGGTGCGCGATACCTTGAAGGCTCAGTTCGCTGGTTCATCTTCAAACCCATAATGCGGCGTATGTGCTCGTTGCATGAGCTACGCACGGTCTATACCCTCCTCGACCTGATGGACTTCCACGACGCGATCGACGCGTGGGATGAAGCCCACAAAACGCGGTGAAGTCATGCTAATTGACGAATACCTTGTCAAGCTCGGCGTAGTAGGCGATACGGCGAGCGCGAGTAAATATCGCGAGCAGCTTGTCTCGATCGGAACGACTGCAACCGCTGTCGTCGGGATGATAACCGCCGCGATAGGAGCCGTAGGCGCGTACTTCGCAAAGGCTGTAGGCGATCTCGACGACCTCGGCACGATGGCTCAGAACACCGAGACGTCGGTCGCGTTCATTCAGGAAATGGGCTACGCCGCTGAACAGATGGGATCGTCGACCGAAGCGGCGCGATCGTCGATTACCGGCCTGTCGCGCGTGATGGGCGAAGCGATGAACGGCGTCGGACGCGGCGCCAAAATGTTCGACAAGTTCGGTATTAGCGTCAAGAACGCGAACGGCACGATGCGCGGTATGGACGACGTTATCGGCCAGATACAGGACAAGATGCAGCACATGAACGCGCAGCAGCAGACCGCGTTCCTCTCGCGTCTCGGGATCGACGCCTCCATGCGACAGGTGCTGGCGATGACCAGCGGCGAATTCGGTAAGCTCATCGACCAGGCGCGCGAGTGGGGTGTAAATAGCGACGAACAGGCTGAAGCGGCCAGCAATATCATTAACCGCTTCAAGGATCTCAAGTTTGGGCTGAATCAGTTCAGGACGATGGTCGGACTCGCGCTGATACCGACGATGGACAAGCTTATCGGCGCGTTTAAAGAGTGGTTCACGGCTAACCGTACGCTGGTGCAGGATGGGTTAATGCGCCTCTTTAGCGTAGCCGGGTACGTCGTCAAGATCGTTAGCAACTTCATATCGTTCGTCGACACGCTGGTTAAAAGTACGCTTGGCTGGCGAAACGCAATCCTGCTACTCGCCGCAGCTTGGGTGGTCTGGAATAGCGCCGTACTCGCTAACCCGGTTACGTGGATCGTCGCAGGAATCGCCGCCCTGTTGCTGCTCATCGACGATCTGATGGGTTACATGAAAGGCGAGGAATCACTGTTCGGTGACTTCTGGGCGCCGTTCATTGACGCGGTGCAGATGGCGTGGGATGCGCTATCGGGTTTCTGGGAAGAAATCCAGCCGATACTGTCGGAGTTTGGCGCCCTGCTCGCGCGTATAGGCGAGGAATTCAAGCCGACAGCCGAGTTTCTGGCGCTGGTGCTGGGCGATACGCTAGTTGCTGCCTTTGAGGCATTGAGCGCGGCGGGACGCCTCGCATTCGGTCTGATAGGCGATGCGATCAAGGCACTTCTCGCGCTCGCGACGGGTGACGTACAAGGGCTGGTCGACGCCTTCGTGAGCGCGTTCACGCGGATAAAGGACTTCGCCAACGAGGTTTTCGGCGCGATCGGAAAGCTGATCGAGAACACGGTCGGGCGCGCGGCCGCATTTATCGGAACCGTCGTTCGGGGCGGTACCGCCGCTGAAGGCGTAAAAGCCGCAGCGAACGCCGTAGGCCGTGCGAGCAGCGCAGTAGGCGCCGCGAGCGCGGAAGTACCGACGCCAGCCGCGCTAGGACCGCCGTCATACGCCTCGACGCCTGCTGCCGGTGCTACGCCACCAGCCGCGACCAATGCGCCTGCTGCAGGAGGCGCCAGCGTTACGCAGCACGTCGATATCAATATCCAGAGTACCGATCCGGCCGCAGCCGGTCGCGAAGCCTCGCGCGCGCTTACCGATACCGCTCGCCGGACGGTTGCGACGACCACACCGACGGTCGTTCAGTAGGGGGATGCCGTGGACGTGTACGTTATCTCCCGCTCGATCGGGACGGTTCGGCTCGACCAGACAAGCCGCGAATCGCACGACAGCACCCTACGCGTAACTGATAACCCGATCGAATCGGGCGCCGTGATAGCCGATCATGCGGTGCTGGAAGGCCGCAAGCTGATGATTCAGGGAACGATGGTCGACTGGCTCGCGTCGGGCGTGAACGTCGCGCCGGTCGATGGGATCGTGCCGCGTCTCGGCCCGGATTTTCTGAACGTTATCCCGCTCCCTGCGCGCGTACAGACCTTTACCGACGAGACGACGTTTCAGGCGGCGCGGCTGCTTAGTCCTGCGTCTTCGTACGCGAGCGCGGCGACGGCGGGGCTGAATATCGCCCGACCGCTCGCGCCGTGGCTCCCGGACTTCGCGCCCGTCGATACGCTCGATATGTCGAGCGGAACAAAGCGCGTGGAGCAGGTTTTCGACAACCTGCGCGCGGTGCAGAAAAGTGGCGATGTCGTCGAGATCATTACCGGCTCGCAGCATTACGAAAATATGCTGCTGGTGGCCGTAAGCCTGCTTCAGCACTACGACGGCAGCGCGGAGATCTCGATTACCGCGCAGGAGATTTTCATTGTCGAGACGCAGACCGTCAGCGGGATAACGGTAAGCGGTGCGCCTGGCTCGGGTAGCAGCAAGAGCGGCCGCGCAGGATCGCAGGCTCTGTCGACCAAAAACAAGGGCAACGTTCAGACGCCAGAAGCGAGCGACGCCACGAAAAAAACGGCGTTGCGCGCTCTTGCCGACTCGTTGAAAAAGGGGCTGTCATGAACATGATTCCAGCCGACTCGACGCCAAACCAGCAGATGACGATCCGCTTTGGCGACGACGTTTTACAGCTCACGGTCGTATGGAACAGCGTCGGCACGCATTGGTATATGGATATTTTCGACGTGGAGGAAAACGAGTACGTCGCGCAGTACGTGCCTCTGGAGGTCGGAACGCCGATCGGTGAGCGGCTTGGCCGCGCGTGGGTATTCATGCTCGCGGATCTCTCGGCGGAAGGCTTCGATCCCGTAAGCGCTGACGAGATGGGTACGCGCTGCGTGCTGCTTATCGGAACGCTCGACGAGATCCGCGCAGAGCTTGCGCTGGAGGCCGCAGCATGAGGCAGTTTGGACGCCGCTACCAGCTCGTTATCGGCAATCAGTCGGACGGCTTCATGTTCGACAATCTGCGCGTCGCGTTTGACGTAACAAAGTCGCTCGACAAAAACCCGAACCCGGCAAAGATCAAGGTATGGAACCTGACGAAAGAGCATCGCGGCGCGGTGCTTTCTGGCCAGTACAAGACGCTCGCGCTATCGGTCGGCTACGACGCGATCCGGCTTATCTATGCGGGCGATATCATCAAGCGCAACGTCTTACGCGACGGGATGGACTTCGTACTCGATATGGAGTGCGGAGACGGCTCGAAAGCGTTCACGCAAGCGCGCGTCAACATGACGTTACCAGCCGGTACGACCGACGCAGAGGCCGCGATCGCACTAGCGGGCACCATGCCGGACACCGCGCGCGGCACGATGGCCGTTACCCGTACGAACGGTAGCGCGAGGCCGCGTGTGTACTGCGGAAACTCGCGTAACGCGCTCTCGAATCTCGCGCGCGCGAATAACGCGGACTGGTCGATTCAGGACGGTGCAGTCGTGATGCTGCCCGCCAATGCCGCGCTGGCGGGCGAGGGTCCGCTTATCTCGCAGGAAACCGGCATGGTTGGCATGCCGCTCCAGACCGATAACGGGCTGGAGGTCAAGTGTCTGTGCAATCCAGCCGTTACGGTGGGCGGCGTGGTCCGCGTCGTCTCGATCGAGCCGCATTACAACGGCGGCTATAAGGTCGTCTCGGTGCAGCATACGGGCGACTTCCTGCAAGGCGACTGGCTCTCGACGCTTATCTGTATCGGCGGGACTTTTCAGAAGGTGCAGAAGAAAAAGCGTGACCATAACGGCGTCGATATCGTCGACGACGACGACTTCCAGACCAATATCGGGATCGAAGGCCCGCAACCTCGCGTGTATAGCGTCGACCGGCTTGTCAGGGGGCGTCGATGAACAACGGTAACTATGCGTTTGAGCAGGGCGGGCTTGATCGCGCGCTCGACGCTAACGCGCAAGGCGTGATGCTGGATCTGCGGGTAGCGATGCCGGGACGGATAACCGCGATTAGCGCCGAGCCGCCGTGCGTATCCGTTCAGCCGATGATCGACCAGCTACTCACGGACGGCACGCACGAACCGTATCCAGAGCTTCACGACGTACCGCTCTTTACACTACGCGGCGGGCCGTATGTTTGCAGTATGCCGGTGGCCGAAGGCGATCCGTGTCTGGTGATTTTCTCCGATCGCTGCATAGATTCGTGGTTTGTCGGCGCGCAGGACGCGCCCGCCGATTTCCGCATGCACGACCTGTCCGACGCGTTCGCGCTGGTCGGCTTTCCGACGCGCGCGCAGGTCATACCGGGCTACAGCCTGACGAGCTGCGAATTGCGCCTGCTGGACGGTTCGCAGCGGGTGCGGCTCGATCCAGACGGCACGATTACCAACGCGAACAGCGCGGGCTCGACGGTCCTGACGGCGGGCGGGCAGTTTCTAATCAACGCGCCGGCTGGCATCGTGCTCAACGGCAATACGCACCTCATTGGCAACCTGTCGAGCGAAGCGGGTAACGGCGGCGTGGGGCAGGCGGTCTTTTCCAACATCATGCGCGCGCTCGACTTCTCGACGCCGAACGTCCCGAGCTTCGACGGGCACTTGCACCCGAATCCAGAGGGCGGGAACGTCGGACGACCGTTCTGAACGTTTTACAGGACTTGCGCGGGTTTGTTTTTGCAGCTTCCCTCGATGACCCGCGTATAGCCTGGCCGGACGCGCTTATATCCTTCACGCGTCCCTTTTTATTGAATCCCATGCGCCTCGCGGTGCGTGGGATTTTTTTTGGACAAACGCCGATGAAAGTCAGACGCCTGGACCCGTTCGGAGACTGGACATTCGGACATGGCCGCTCGAACTACGCCGACCACAGCGAATCGACCGAACAGCGCACGGCTTGCCGCCTGCTCTCGTTTCAGGGCGACTGGTTTCTCGATCTCTCGCACGGTATGCCGTGGCTCGACGACTTTGAAAAGCCGGGGAACCTGACCGATATCGAGCGCGCGGCGCGAATGATGATCCTACAGACGAGCGGGGTTGCGCAGCTCGACGAGCTGGATCTCGTACTTACGCCCGATCGGCATCTAACGATTACCGCCGCCGTCACGACCACGGATGACGACGATCTAAACCTTCTGGTGGTAAACAATGGGCCAGCTAACTCCTGACGGCTTCGTTATCCAGAGGCTCGACGAGATTATTGCGCGTATGGACTCCGGTCTGCGCTCGATCTACGGCGCCGATATCGACACGGCGGCGGACTCGCCGGACGGCCAGATGATCGGGCTTTTCTCGCAATCGCTGGCGGATCTGGAGGAGCTGGCGGGCGAAATGTGGCGGCAGATGGACCCGGATTATGCGACGGGCCCGAACCTCGACCGGATCGTTGCATTTTCCGGCACGCGCCGGAACCAGAGTAATTCGTCGTGGCTGCGGGCTGTAATCCTCTCCGGGGCGGCGCGTACCCCGATACCCGCAGACTCGACCGTAACCGATGCGTCGAAAGTCGTATGGCGCTCGGTGCAGCGCGTAACGCTCGACGCGAACGGCAGCGCGCGTGTCGATTTTCAGTCGGTCGAAGCTGGCTCATATTCGGTCGGCCGCAACGAGGTACTGACGATCCAGTCAGGCGTAACCGGCTGGCGCACCGCGATAACGTCGCGCGCGTCCGATCCCGGTACGAATCAGGAACGTGACCCGGACTTGCGGGCGCGCTTCTATCTCTCGCGCGAGCGCACCGCAGACGATGACGCGGCCAGCATGCGCGGCAACCTGCTTGCGCTGACGGGCGTCGACGACGCGCAGGTATATGAGAACTACACCAGGACCGTCGACAGCAACGGCGTCGCGCCTAACTCGATCAATGCCGTTATCGACGGCGGGGACGAAGCCGCGATAGGGCGGATCATTCTCGCGCTAAAACCGGCTGGTACAGGGATGCAGGGTGAGACGACGGTCTATGTAATCGACCAGTTTTCGCGCTCGCGCGCGATCTATTTTGACCGGCCTACGAAAGTCGCTATCTACGTCGAGATGACGGTTACGCGGCGCGCGAATTTTACGGATATCGACGAGGACAGTATCAAGCGGGTTCTCGCTGAAACCATCTTCCATATCGGGGAGCCTGTCATCCGCACGGAGCTTTACGGCGTGATGTACGAGGTACCCGGCTTTATCGTGACCGCGCTCGCGATCGGTACCGCACCGGGCGCGCTATCGCAGAACGATATTCAGGTTGGCCCGCGCGACAAGGCTGTTATCGACGAAGCCAATATCGTCATCAATACGGCCTAGGAGGCGACTATGGCTTACGCAGATCTGCTTATCTGGCAGTACAAGGGCAAGCCTCGCGCCGTACAGACCGCACAGCTCTTTGACTCGCTGGTCGAACCGACGTGGAACGGCTTTGCGAGCCTTACCGATACCTACGATATTGATAACGCGGTCGGCGTGAGTCTCGACATTATCGGGCGGATCGTCGGTATCTCGCGCGTGCTGGCAGCTTCGACGCCGCGCAGCTTTTTTGGTTTCGAGTCGACGCCATACGCCGGACCATTCACGCGCGGCCAGCGACTCGGCGGCAAGTGGTACCGGTACGGCGGCGCGACCTCCGATAGCTCGTTCGCGAACGACGACGAAATGCGGACGCTTATCCGGCTGAAGGTCATCAAAAACTACCAGAGCGGCACGATTCCAAACCTCATGCAGGCGCTGAATGTGCTGCTTGGCGGCGCCTACGCGAACGCGATCGACAACCTCGATATGACCGTCACGGTATTCGCGATCCGCTCACGGGTAACGCCTTTCGTGCAGTTCGTGTTCGACAAGATGGATCTGCTACCGCGCGCAAGCGGTGTGGAATTGCTCATCAATACCGACTATGACTTCGACCCGACCGTGATGGCGACGATCCACCGGATCACGAATATCACCCTGCCGGATGCCCTGCAACGTATAACGGACCACGCAAATGGCTAACGCTCTGCTAGTACGGCCGGATGAAGAGGTTTTCGCGAGCGCAGCGAATACCGGCGAAGTCCGGCCCTTTCCCGATATCCCACGCGGCTGGGGCTACACCTTCAATAACCCGGATCAAGGGGGTAACGGCGGCTTCCCGCCGATGGAGTGGTTTAACGCGCTGCTCGCGCGGATCGACTCGGCCACGCAGTATTTCATCCAGCGCGGCGTAAGCGAATGGCGCGGTACGACTCTCTACGCGATCGGTTCTGTCGTCAGTCTCGACGCGCTGCTCTTTCGCTCGACGCGCGCGCACTCGAACGTCCGGCCCGGTTCCGATGCAAGCACCTGGATTCAGCTTGCCGACGCCGCCACCGCGCTTCAGCTCGCTCCACCAGGTATGTTCGGGCTGTTTACAACGCCAAGCGCGCCCGCAGGCTGGCTACGTATGAACGGCGCCGCGCTCTCGCGCCTCACGTACTCGAATCTCTACGCCGCGATCGGCGCCATGTACGGGGCGCCAGACAGTGGCTCCTTCCTGATACCCGACGTGCGCGGGGAGTTTATCCGCTGTCTGGATGACGGGCGCGGCGTCGATCCGGGGCGAGGTATTGGCAACTGGCAAGGCGACGCGTTTCGCTCGCACTGGCACGGCGGAACCGCGCTCTTTGTAGGCGATCACGCGCACGGCGCGAGCGCCTGGACAGACGTTCAGGGGTGGCACGGTCACGCCGTCGTCGACAATGGCCACCTACACCCGCTAGGTTACGGCGTCGTTTCTGAGCAACCTGGCGGCGGGCCACCGTACGCCGCCATAAATGGCAATCCGTCGGCCTGGCGTTACCAGACTGCGGCGGCGACAGCCAATATCGGTATTGCTGGCGACGGCAACCACGCGCATAACGTCGGCGTCAGCATCGGCGCAGCCGGTGGCCACCAGCACACGATACAGACCGACTGGCAGGGCGGGCCAGAGACGCGGCCGCGCAATATCGCCCTGCTCGCGTGTATCAAGTATTGAGGCGCGGCGTGAAAGTCTATAACTACGATCCGCAGTCGTTCGAGCTGATCGACGCAAGCGACGCCGATCCCGATCCGCTTACGCCTGGCGAATACCTTATACCGGCGAACGCCACGACCATTGCGCCGCCGACCGCGCGCGCATTCGAGGCGCCCGTATTCGATCCAGCCGGGAAGCGCTGGACCTTCGTCGACGTGTCGTATCGCTTTGCCGATAACCTGCTGCGGATCATCGCGCACCGGCTGGCAGAAGTCGGGCCGCTCTTTGATGCGTACTCGGATCTCGCCGCGCTAGGCGAGCTGAACGACGACGGGATTGCCTACCTACAGGCGCTGCGGCTCTATCGCGTACAGCTACGGATGGTTCACCAGCAGCCGGGGTTTCCCGCCAACGTTACGATGCCCGACCCGCCCGAGATCCGACCGGTTCCGTTCGATCCGCTACGGACGAAGAAAGGGGACTAGGCCATGCCGCGCATAACACAGGACACGATGGCGCTCGATAACCTCGATACCGCCGCCGCGCAGTTCGAGGAAGACGTAGCGCGGATCAATATTTTTACGAACGGCGACGAGACGACGGACTATACGACCGAAGACGGGCGGGCCGTTCCGAGCCTGTCAAAAGTCGTCGCAACCGTCGATGAGATGATTGCGCCGGATCTCGCCGCGATCGACGCCGCAGTAACAGCCAGTCAGGCGGCGGCAGGTTCCGCCAACCAGAGCGCACAGGCGGCGGGCGGTAGCGCCGGTACCGCAGCGACAGACGCGACGACCGCGCAGCAGGCTGCGACCGCCGCTCACGCCGATGCAGTTGCTGCCGCAGACGATGCCGAGCGCGCCGAAGCGGCCAAGGATGCAGCCGGTACCGCACGCGATGAAGCGGTTGGCGCGCAAAGTAGTGTCCAGCAGAACGCCGACGCCGCGAGCGGCGCCGCGACGCGCGCAGCAGCAAGCGAAGACGCGGCCGCACAAAGCGCGACCCAGACCGGGCTCGATCTCGCAGCCGTCGAGGAGCTGGCCACCGAGGCAGCGGGTAGCACCCTCGCTGCCGCGCAAAGTGCAACGCAGGCCGGTCAAAGCGCAACAGCATCCAGCCAAAACGCAACGCAGGCGGGGCAAAGCGCAACAGCCGCCGCGCAAAGTGCGCGCGACGCCGCTGCGTCGGCTACCGAGACCAATAACGGACTGGTGCTGATCGAGACGCAGGGACCAACCAATGTCGCCAACGTGTTCGCCAACCTGACCGACTACGACGTGTACGAACTCGTCTTTGACGGACTGCTACCGACGAACAATCTGCAAGATATCGGCATCCATTTTTCAAACGATAACGGTGCAACCTGGCTCACGACGAACCAGTACCGCTACAGCTATTCATTTACCAACAATCTCACTACGGGCAGCGCAGCGGGCGCGGGTTTTTCTGCGGTCAACAATATAGCGATGTGGGGCCAGGCAAGCAACGTCGCAGGCTCGCCGTTGTGGTCCAGCTATGAAGGCATAGCCCGATTCTTTAATTTTCATCGCACGTCGGTACCGCCGTCGTGTCTGTTCGACCTGATGGGGATGGGGAGCGGATCGCAGGCATACGGGCGCTCGACAGGCGGGGGCCAGTTACTGGCTTTGACCGGCCTGCCGATTAACGCATTCCGCATTTTCTGCGGCAGCGCCGGATTCAGCCGGGGATCGTTGTCGCTATACGGGCGCAGGAAGGGGTAATTCATGAGTACACCCGCACCGCAGGAAAGCGCACTCGACGATCTCGACTCGACTGCTGCGAAGTTTGAGGAGGATGTCGCCCGTATCGCGATATGGGTCAACGGTGATGAGACAGCCGACTACGTGACTGAAGACGGGCGGGCGGTACCGTCGATCTCCAGGCTTATCGTCGAAGTCAACGAGATGATCGCGCCGGACGTAGCGACGATCATGCAGGGCGCGACCGATGCAACCGCTGCCGCAGGACTTGCGCAGGCGGCAGCGTCGAGCGCATCGCAGGACGCGCAGAGCGCGGGCGCGTCAGCAGAGCTTGTCGAAAGCTATGCGTCGACGGTCGCAGCCGACGCGACGACTGCGCGGGATTCAGCCGTACGCGCCGAAGCAGCCGCCGACGCAGCCGGTACGGCGCGCGACGCCGCCGTAGGCGCACAGACTAACGTTCAGCAGAACGCCGATCGGGCGAGTACCGCAGCTGCGAACGCTGACGCGAGCGAGAAGGCCGCAGCCGGTAGCGCGAGCACATCGGCGGCGAACGCTACGAAAACCGGCCAGGACGTTACGACGACGAACCAGTACGCGGGAAACGCGGCCGCGAGCGCGATAGCGGCGGGCGGATCGGAGACGCGGGCGGGGCAGAGTGCGACAGCAGCGCAGCAAAGCGCGGCGGCGTCGGCGCAAAGCGCGCAGGATTCGGCAGCGCACGCAGCCGCGATCGACCCGGCCACGTTCGTGAGAAAAGTGGGCGACGCGATGACTGGTCCGCTACAGATGCGCGGTGCCAACGTCCACTATCAGACTGTCGCAGGCGTCAATTACGGCTATATCGGCCCGTATGGATCAGCCGGTGCGGCTGGTCCTGCGTCGGGTATCGGCATCGTTGACAGTACGCTGACGTGGTGGAATCTTCAGGTCGACAACGCGGGCAACTTCTACGCGCGCGGTAACGGACAAATCACGGGCGGCTTGCGCGTCGACGGCGGGAGGCTTCAGCTACGCCAGACGGGTATTTATGGCGAACTCGCGATGTACAGCACGAACGGCACGGTGATGTTCATGCGTGGCCGGTCCAGTGAAGGCGGGGGCATGCAGTGGGTCAATAACGATTACAACGCTGTTCTTGCCGAGCTGGATAACAACGGAAATTTCCGCGTGTGGGGCTCGCTCTCAGCAGGTAACGGCAGCGCTGGCCTGGGCCCTGACGGCAACATTATTGCGCCGCTCTTTCCGAACGGGATTCACGCGTTTATCGGGCAGTCAATTTCAGATGCAGGCGCAAGCAAGGCCGATCGCTTCGCGTGGTGCCCGTATGCGACCAACACCGTCGAGGGAGGTAGCGTGGATACGGCAGGCGCTGGCGGCGGGATGAATCCCGGCTCGCCGTATGTCGTCGTCGGAATGACGATGGCATGGACGACGATGCACATTAACGTCAACATTCTGCGCAACAACTAGCCATGAAAATAACCGACCACGTTACCGGGCCGTTCTGCAACGACCTGGCCATCATGGTAATCAGCGAGCGCTGGCCACACCTGACGCATGGCCGCGAGTACATGGTCGGTCATCCCGTCGACGAGAAGCAGGAGCCGGTAGGCCCGCCGTTTTTCATGCGCTGGAGCGTGCCGGATATCGAGATGCCCGACATGGACGAACTAACCCGCGCATTCGCCGCCGACGAGGCGCGCTATCGCGCCGCGCTCGCGCGTTACTACCGCGCGCGGATGCTCGCATGGTCCGATAGCAAGGTGCAGTTTCCCGTCGACGCGCCGCTATCGCTAACGAAAGCGAATACGCCGTGGCTGCTCTGGCGCCAGGCGCTGCGCGACTTGCCGCAACAGCCAGGCTTCCCGTTTGAAATCGCGTGGCCGGAATGCCCCGACCAGGAACCGTAGGGAGACAACGAGCATGAACACAAGAGCAAATGAGCAGATCGAGCAGTTCATCGCGCTCGGACTGGTGCTGATTCAGGCGTCTGTCGACTACGCGGGCGGCGTCCCGCAGGACCGACCCGACGAGGAGGTCTCAGCCGATATCCGACGGCTACGCACCGTTACCGCCGCGCTGGGGTCGGCTCTCGACCAGGCGGAGCGTCGGCCAGCCGTGGTAACGCCGCCCGTTGGCCAGAACTATCCCCCCGCACTCCAAACTTCCTGAAAATCCGGCCGGAACGTCGCAGATCGCGCCGTGGCGCCGCTCGCGCGCTACGCGACGTACGTTCACACCGACCGGGAGCTGTCAGCCCGTTGTGGGCGATTCTGGAGGCCGGTCCATGCTCTCCCCGTTTAGCGACAGTAAATCGGTCGTCGGGCTAATTGTGCTCATCGGCCCCATTCTCGTTTTTGCCAGCTTTCTGCTGCCGCAAAGCCCCGACCTTAATGCCGTGCGTATCAGCGTGCTCGAACTAGTCAGCATGGCGCTCGGTTATCTGGCTGGCTCCACTCCCCGTAACTGAAACGGATCTCCATCATGACTATCACCGCCGCCCAGCTCGCGGCGGCGGCGCCGCGCGTCGACGTTTCGCGCTGGCTCACGCCGCTCAGCGATGCAATGGATGAATTTTCGATCAAGACGCCCGAACGTATCGCCGGATTCATTGGCCAGTGTGGACACGAATCGGCAGACTTCACGCGACTCGTCGAAAACCTTAACTACAGCGCGGACGGACTGGCCAACACCTGGCCATCGCGTTACGCGAACGGAACGAAAAACGCCGCGGGCCGGTGGTTGCCAAACCAGCTCGCGAATCTGCTCCAGCGTAACCCGCCGGCGATCGCGAATAACTGCTACGCAAACCGGATGGGTAACGGCTCTGAGGCGAGCGGCGACGGCTGGAAATACCGGGGTCGCGGCTTGATCCAGCTCACCGGCTATTCAAACTTCGCGCTCGCGTCGAGCAAGCTGGGCGTCGACTATGCAGCGAATCCGTCGCTCCTCGAGGAGCCTACGCACGCTGCGCGCGTGTCGGCGTGGTGGTGCCTGGAAAACGGTGTGCTGCCGCTCTTTGACGCGCGTAACTGGCTCGGGGCCTCGCGCGCGGTCAATATCGGTAACGCGCAGAGTACGGCCATGCCGCACGGCCACGACGACCGCCAGGCACGGACGTTACTCGCGCTCGACGCGATGACGCGTCGGGCGTAGCAGCTTACGAAAGTAGCGCGCGACGTGCCGGGATGAAAGCGCCCTCAGGTAAGAGCGGTAGCGCGCGATCGACAAGCCAGGCGAGATGCACCGCGTTCGCGGCGCCGCCTTTCTCGGCGTCTTTCTGCAGGATGTCGACGCCGGACCAGAACGACTCCGCGACTTCATCGGCTCGCGCCTCGCGTCCCTCTGTCCAGAACTCGATCGACTCGGGCTCACCTACGCCGAACAGCGTGCCCTTTACCGGCAGTCTTTCCCACGTCGAGCATTGCCACAGCGCAATCACGCCGGGATTGCGCGCGATCGGAAGTCCTGCGGCATGGCTTGTATCGGCTGGCAGGTTCGCTTCGCGTCGATGCGCCTTTGGCCGTACGAGAAACGGACAGGCGCGAACGGCGTAGCGGGCGCACTCCCAATGCGACGGTGGCTCGCTGGAGATCCGGTTAACCAGACACATCGGACCGATAACGAAGACCGTATGCTTTTTGGGTAACGGGAGGCCGCACAGCCAGCAACGATGCTCGCGCACGCACTTGCTCATGCGTACTGGATCAATGACACGAAAGTCGGGCTTGCCATCAATCCAGGCGACGAAGTACGGCACTGGATAGCCCTTATCGGAAAGCGGACGGCCGCGCATGAACGCGGGTCGTAGCGGAAGATCTCGACGGTACTCAGGCATGTCCTCTCCGGTGTACACGCAACTAACCGCCGTGCAGTTTTTCGTCGACGCGCGGCGGTGGCGTATGTATCCCTGGAAGTCATAAAAGTTTTTCAGGACAGGGCGCTATCTTGTGTAGCACGCCTGACGCATGACATGATATCTGCCTGAATCATAATCAAAAGCTCTTTTAAAAAAGGATAAATCTATGTCGCGGTGGTCGATTATGGGAGAAAGGATCTTTCATCTTGCGGTGCCGGTGCGTGAAGCTCTGGCGGCTGACGACGATACGCTCGTTTTCTTTCTTTCGTCAGCGAACGATATCGACCAGGCGAGCGCGATTGAAACCGCTGCCAGGCTGCGTACATCGCTCGTTATCCGACTCGCGCAGGGCCATCGCTGGGCGCCGGTAGGAAACGAATGCTCCAACTTCGATCCGTCGACGGGCTGCTGCGGGCACTCGCGTGAAGAAATGGCCGAGTCGATGGGTTCACGCCTATAGGCAGGGGGTGCGATGGATCACGATCTAATCGACGTGCTGAAGCGGCTCGATCAGGACGGTAACGAGACGGGAATCATCGCGCTTCATATCGCTGCCGCAGGGATGATCGGCAATATCGCAGCCGCAGCGCGTACCGGAAGAAACGACGTGATATGCGCGGTACTGGCTGATTATCTCAAGCAGCTCGACGAACACCGACCCGCGCGCGCGGACGCGTGGCCACACTGGCGAGTCCAGTAAACACCCGATATCGGGAACGGTTAAACCCGATATCGTGTAGACGATGGAATAAGCGTGGTAGGCGTGACGTTGTGACTTGAAAACGGCTGACTGATACCGTTCGCGCACTCGCTGCAAGTAATATGGAATGATATGATACGAGATTATATGATCTTATAGGGCATCATATGACGGCTATCATTACGGCAGTCGGCGGCCAGAAGGGCGGAACGGGTAAGTCGATGGTGACCGGCAACCTCGCGGTATGTGCTGCCAGAAGCGGTGCGCGCGTAGGAATCATCGACACAGACTATAGTCAGAACACGATCGACAAGTGGCATATCGCGCGCGGCTCGCGCGAGAACGTCGCACCGATCGAGTGCGTGATTCGTACCGGCGAGGACGTGGACGCGCAGCTCGACGAATGGCGCGATACATTCGATTACATCTTTATCGACACCAACGGCTCTGACTCTTACGAGCTACGTAAATCGCTGACGTACGCGGACTGGTTTATCTCGCCTATCCGCCCGCAGCCTTCCGACAATTGGACGCTAGGTACCGTTCACTCGCTCTATATGCAGGCGCGTGAGATCAATCACACGCTTCGCTGTCGTATCGTTATCTCTATCGCGCCGACCCATCGCGGACGGCGTGATGTAGAGGTGGGATCGACGCTTGGCGCTATCCGCCAGTACCCGGGCCTTGAAGTGTGCCGTACAGTAATAAGCGATCGTTCAGCCTATCTGCGTGGATGGCTGACCGGGCAGGGCGTGACTGAACTCACGTCTGCATCGCTTGCGCGCGACGCGATCGAGGAAATCAATACGCTCCATCAGGAGATCTACTCATGAGCAAGACGCTCGACTACGGGACGCCCGCCCGCCCCAACGGTGCCACGACCGACGAAGACAAACGCACTGCAGCGGAGCGCTTCGCGTCAGGCGCAGACGTACAGCACTCAGCAGCCGCGAAGCGTCGCACACCCGCCGCGAGCCAGCCGACGGACGCTGACTTTCGGTACGATTTTTTGTCGCGGCCGCACGACCGTGAAATCAACCTGGTCAATGTCCGGCTAACCGATCGCGAGAAGGGCGCGCTGAAGTGGCTGGAGTCGCGCTCGCCGGACTCGATGCACGCTATCTGTAAGCGTGCGGTGATTGCAGAGATCAACCGGCTGTTGCGCGAGGCGAAAATTCGCGAGATTGGACCGATGGACAAGCCCTGATTCGTTTCTTACAAACAGTAAGAAAATACCCCGCCAATAGAATTAGTGGTAAAAGTACCGGCTGTTGGACGACTAGTCTTTAATCCGTAAGGCTTTTTGGGTGGCTGAACGGTTCTCTCATCGGGAACCGTGCACACACTCTGCATGCTTTTTCCGCCAGGCATATCAGGGAGCAGGGCATGTTTTCGACCCAGCGCGAGTCACGGCGCGTCGAGTTTGTACTGGTCGGGCAGATCGCCGGTCTGCCCGTTATTCACGATCTCGACGGTACGGTATCGGTAACGAACGCAGTAGAGGAGGTGGTCGAGGCCGTACTGGAAATGTGCGCGCCGTTCTGCCCGCCCGCGATTATCTACCGCGACACCCTTGGCCACTTCGACGCAATGCGGGTGATTGATGGCGCTTTCGCGGGCTTCATTATCACCAACGCCGCGACCGACTGCGAAGCGTTTAACCGGATCTCTGATCTGTGTATCCGCCCAAGGTAATCAGCGAAGCCAGGCGACTCGACGCCGAGCGCTATATTCGTGGCTTCGACTTTTACGTCTTTACCGCGCGCGTGTATCTCGCTGAGTGCGCGTATCACAGGCACGATCCGGTATGGCGGGACTTCTACTGGATCATGTACGGCTGGGCGCAGCACGCGCGACGCGAAGCGCTGCGTAGCGAGGGGTATGACCCGCGTCGTAACCTGCACGTCTAGGGAAGATCCAGCGATGGAGCCGATCGAATTCAGGAACGACGATAACGCCTACCTGCTATGGCTCGCGCAGCACCGGGGCGGCTTCGTGCTGAACCGGCGCAAGTACCAGTCGGTCGCGCCGATGACGCTGCACCGCGCTACCTGTACGCAGATCGCGATGTATCGCGATAGTCCCTATGCCTATACCGGCGCCTCGTATGTCAAGCTGTGCGCGGACGCTACGGAACCGCTACGCGAGTACGTCGAGCGCGCGGGCGCACCGTTCCGTCAATGCCAGGTCTGCAAGCCGTAAATGCCACGTCGTGTAAGCGTACCAGTACCAATGAGCGGGCCAAGATGAGCGAGTGTACCGTCGTAGTAGAGCGAGCCAATTCTAGCGAGCGTACCCAATTCTAGGAGCGAGCCAATTCTGGCGAGCGTACCGAGTGGAACGAGCGAGCCATGCCGCCTAAGCGTACCGGATTGCAGGAGCGAGCCATATGATATGAGAGTGCCAGTGAAATCGAGCGAGCCAAATCCTATAAGCGTACCCAAAGGGAGTGAGCGAGCCGTGGGCGTGGGAGAGTGCCATCGGATTGGAGCGAGCCAGACATTATGAGTGGACCCTATATGTGGAGCGAGCCACGTCTCATGAGCGGACCAAAAAAGAAGAGTGAGCCATTTGAAGTCAGCGTACCAAACGGAAGGAGCGAGCCATTTTCCTTGAGCGTACCAGGAAGGGAGAGCGAGCCGTCACAATGAAGCGTACCGAAGGGGGCGAGCGAGCCATATCTCTTGAGCGTACCAAAGGCAAAGAGCGAGCCACGAAAGCGGAGCGTACCAAAGTCCATAAGCGAACGACTGAACTAACCAACAGGGAGCCGCAATGAGCGAAGGAACGTTTGAGCCGGTTAACCGCCTGACGCGCGATCTCGCGCTCGCGGCGCGTACCCTTACCGATGACGAGGCCCGTTATCTCGTCGACGCCTACTACCAGATGCAGGACGATCGCAAGCGTACGGATAATCAGGTCCGCGCGATGGATGCCGAACCGCATGCGACGCTCGCATGGTTTGCTGCACAGTCCGCGACGCTCGAAACGCAGATCCGCCGCGCGCTTGATATCTACACCGACGCGCATCCGATCGGCGTCTGGCTAAAGTCGATCTACGGGATCGGGCCGGTTATCGCGGCGGGTCTGCTCGCGCACATTGATATCGAGCGCGCGCCGACGGCGGGACATATCTGGCGTTACGCCGGTCTCGATCCGACTTCGCGATGGGAGAAGGGACAAAAACGGCCGTGGAATGCGACGCTTAAAACGCTGTGCTGGAAAGCGGGGCAGTCGTTCATGAAGTTTTCCGCGCATGACGAATGCTATTACGGCAAGCTCTATCGCGAGCGTAAAGCTTACGAGGTCGCGCGTAATGAGTCGGGCGGGAACGCTGAAGCGGCCGCGCGCCAGCTTACCGAAAAGAAGTTTCGCGCCGATACGGAAACGGCCAAACACCTCGCCGCAGGCCACCTCTCGCCTGCGCAGATCGACGCTCGCGCGCGACGCTGGGCGGTCAAGATCTTTCTCTCGCACCTTCATAGCTACTGGTACGAACAGCATTTTGGCAAGCCCGCGCCCGTACCTTTCCCGATCGCGCATCTTGGCCACGTCCATATCCACCGACCGTCCGAACGTCAGAACCAGTCATAGACCACTCTCTCGCGAACGAGTCGCGCCTTGGCCGTTCGCGCCGACATACCGACCATCCACATTAGCCGCGGCTCGGCCGCGATGCAGCGCCAGCCTTCAGACGTGCGACCCCACACGGCATGCGCGACGTAATGCCGTGCCCGCACGCGTAGGGTGATTGTGTTCATGGCTCATGCTGGCGGCTATAACCAGTTTTGCGTACCAACCTCTTTAATCACGAAGTTGGTCAGCCTGATATTGTCGCGGTCCCCGTCGAGGTAGTAATAGCGCGCTTCATCGCCGGGATACCATTCACCATAGCGCACCCAGAATTTCCACTTGTGAACGAGAACATAACCATTCCAGTGAACACCGGGCCATGTCTCCAGCTCGCGCGCGGTTAACCTTACGTACCAGTACCCCTGATATTTTCTAAGCTCGCGATTGCCGCTGATATAACGGACGGGTGTATCGGGCCATGCGGACATAGACACTCCTTTGCCAAAGGGATGAGACGTTTATAGCCAGCTCTCGACGATCGCCGGCTCATCGCTGGGGTCACGCGGCATACGATACAGGCCCGGTGGTAACTGGTTTCGTACACCGTCAAGCGTCTCTGCGAGAAACACCTTACCGGTGCCGACTGGCTCCAGCTCACCTTTGCAAATGAGAAATAAGCGGGCAACGAAAAGACCGGGATAGTCGCGCGGGCTATCGTAAATGGTCCAGATAGCCAGATTGTCGACCATCACGGCTGGTAATACTCCCTCGCTGGATCTCCATCTGTTCGTCGACGGCCGCTCTGCGGGTGTCGTACCCATCCTGTCGGCTCACCCTCTCCATCCCATGTTTTAAGCGCTGTAGCAGCTTCACCTCCAGCGCGATAATAATACGCGTGATTGTGACCCCAGGGATGGATTCCGATACACAGTGCATCGGTAAATCCAATTGGCATAATTGCACAGATACGCCCGTCCGACAGGCGTTTAATGGGGCGGGTATAGCCAAGAGCAAGCAATTGCTCGTCAGTTGGGATACCCGTAAAGGAAGGTTCGAGCAGCTTGAGAAAATCTCCCACGCTCATTTCAGCTCACTCCTTTGGGTAATGCTCGCGCATGTAGGCGCCCGCGTCTTCGATTGAATCGAACGTTTTAAGCGTTACCGGCACTTCGTCTGGACGCTGCGGATTGATGATAAGACTGATTGGCTCGTCGAGCAGAATCACTGGCCGCTCTCGAAACGTCAGCCACTTAGCCTGCGCGCTCTCAGCGAGCGCACAGGCCTCATCATAGGTATCCACTACGCCAAGGTGTGTCGAGCGATCCCATGCGCCGCCGTTGAGACAGCGCACGTCGATCTTTCCATTGTCCAGCGTTACGCCGTACGGATGATCCCACCATGCGTCAAGCTCGTCTTTGCTTCGATCCTCGTTTGATGTGCTGTCAAAATATTTTCTTAGCTTCGGATCGAGGGGGATACGGTTTGGCATTCAGTCTCCTTTGAGTCCCGTAAAGACTCACCTTTAAAATGGCATGGCTGGCGGGTCAACGAGTTTGAGCGGTGAGCCTTCAACATCGGTGAGATAGTGTTTCTCTGTGGTCGTGCGTCGGGCGTGCCCGCCAAGCGCTTGAGGGTCCAAGTTTTGTATCTCTGCGTCGGTCAAACTTCGTCGCTTGAGATCATGAAAATGAATGCCCATAAAAAGCCCAGGGCGTGGCGCGCTATGAGTCGCGAGACAGTCTAACAAGTAAGCTCTCTCGGCTCGCGCAACAGCGCGTTTGAATGCGCTTCGTGCACCCTCATAGGTAAAGCGTGTGCCGTCAGTCTTGCGTATGACGTACTGGCTTGGTCGAGTCGGTATCGCTCGCGCCTTCATTAAAATTTCATGGAGCTGTGGAGTTAATCGAACGGGGACTTTCCGGCCAGTCGTCTTTCGAGTCTTTGCTGGATAAAAGACAAGTCCAACCGCTCCAAGCTCTCCAAGGTCTTCAAACTCAGGCAAGAGGACTGTCTGGTCACTGACTGCTGACCACTCAAGTGATAGCAAGTCACTGATACGCTGTCCTGTAATCGCCGCGAGCTGGATAAGACACGTAATCATTGGTGGAGCTTCCTGCACGATCCAGCGTAGCTCCTCGTCATTGATATAACGCGTACGTCTCGGCTCCTTGGCTTCCTCCAACTCTCGCGTCGGGTTTGTCTCGCGCATACCTCGCCTCACTGACCACTTGAAAATATTTGAGAGGAGTGATTTGTAGGCATTCGCGCTAAATGGTCTCTCGCTAAAATTTGAGTCTAAAAATTTAGCTATGTCTGCATGCCGTATCTCATTGACTACAAGCCTTCCTATCTGCTCCCGAATTGTCTTCGCCATCTTTCGATACTTGGTTCTTGTCGCAGGCTCATAGCGTAAGGTCACGCCGGGAGGCGCTTCCTTGGGTGCAAATTTTTCTAGCCACTGCTCGACGAGACTATCCAGTGACTCCCTACCTGTGACCTCCTCAACAAGTCTTCGGTACCGATCCAAAGCAGCTTTTAAAGATTCTTCGGGTGTGCGATCCGGCTCATTGACGTGTCCAAGCGGCAGCGCTTGATGCCGGTTGTTATCAAGAGGTTTTAGGAAGTAATACTTATTTTTGTTGATGACCATCCTGTAGGGAAGGTGGTCATCCTTTTTGCGGCGTCGTTTTTCCATAGAGCTTCCCCTTCAAAGCCGGTACTTTTCGTGACAAACCGAATGATAGCCGACGGGTCATATCATACGATACCTTTAGTTGTAGGTTCGCGACCTGCTAACCGCAAGTCTTTAGACCTTATGTTTAGCTTATGGGTAAAGGTTTGCGCGCATACGACATGCCTCGACGACGGCGGCGCATTGTGCCTCGTCGAGCATGCCGATGTGCATGGCTCGATAGGGAATTCCCAACGCTTCCGAGAGCCACTGATAGGCGCGCTTGCGCGAGCCGGGTGTCGTATCGCTCTGCCAGAAAGGATCAAAGGCGGCGTGCGCTTCCATCTTTGCGCGTCGCAGCGAAGCGTTTGCGAGCCTTCCTAGAGGGGCGGCGCGTGGGCTGTTACGGTGGACACCGACCCACGCCTGACAGGGCCGACAAAGCCAGATCATCCCGAAATCACGCCCGCCGTATACCTCTTTTGAACTGGTTAATACGGCGGGATTCTCACAGTATGGACACAGCACGTCCGGGCTTTTCTCCCGTCGACTCATGAGCGGATCTCGATTCATGCGCGGATCGCAACGCCGCCGCGATCGTACGCGCGGATACCAGGGATAGCGAGCGCGCTTTTTTGTGCCTTGGCCAGCGCCGTGATTGCCTGCTGGTTTGCCTGGAGGAGATTCAAATATTCCGGGTGCTGCGCGACGTACGCGACCAGCGTAGCGAGATCCGTACAGTCGGCGGTCCAGTTCGTACGCGTCGAGACGCCCGCGACCTTGGCTGCGCGCATAGGTGCAACCGGCGCCGTCAGTACGGATGCACCCGCCTTTAGCGCGAACGCCTCTTCAGCGCGTCCGGCGTTCGCGGCTTCGCGCGCGCGAGCCTCGATCGCTTCGCGAGCTTCGCGCGCGGCGCGCTCGCGAGCCGCGTTTTCCTCTGCGATACGCTGCTGCTCTTTCCGGTTGAAGTCGAGCAGACGCGAGCGTAGCAGGCGGCTCGCTTCGTCGAGTCGATCCATAACGGGCTTGAAAAGCGCATTGACGTTGCGAAGCGCAACGTTCATCGGTCCCGTAATCGCAACGCGTCGAGCTTCCAGCGCTTCGCTCTGGCGCTTGTATTCGACGAGCTGCGCCGCGGCGAATTCGGCCATATCAGCGGAGTCGACGATGTAGTCTCCCGCGACTGCGGCCTCAGAAAGTGCAAAGGCAAACTGCCGATCGTTTGGACTTGGCATCGCAACAGCGATATTGGTTGGCTCGACTGTATCGTGAGCGTTAGGAGTAGTGGGATTCATGCTGTTGCCTAAAAGTGTTGATAGTAAGTAGCGCGAGAAAAGTCCGTAAGTCGTTCGGATCATCAAGCGGAATCATCCGGTACGTGCCATCCGGACAGAGTTGGAGACACCAGCGTCGCGCGTCGCGCGCAAGCTCGCGGATCTCGTCGGGTAGCGTCGGCGTGGCGGTGGTCGCTTCCTGATACGCGGCGGTCTGCGGGCCGACTGTCGGACTTACGTTCGCCGTGCATTTGAAGTCGACGAGCGCCGGTCGACCGTCGAGCCATCCAAGTGAGTCGAGCGTTCCGGCGTAGCGAAGCGCTGGATGCCATACCCGCATCTCGCTCGCGGCCGCGAGGTAATGCGCCTCGTCGCAGAAGCGACGCCACGCCTGAAAGTACGGCGCGATGACCGGGTGAAGCGATGCGATATCCAGCACGCCCGCGATATCCAGCTCGATCGCGCGGTGCGCGGCGGTTCCGATCTCGGCCTTCGCCTCGAGGATATGGCGCGGGATCGGACTATCGGTGTACGGCGAGACGGGCTTGAGAATGCGCGAGACGGACGGCAGCGGCGCACCTGAAATACTGTAATGGTGCGCCGCCCGGTCAAACGCAAGAACGGTCATATGTTCGACGCCCAGGCCTGTACCTCTGCAAAGTTGGCCTTGTTCACGCCGGACAGATCAAAGCCGAATTTTGCTTTCATATCGACTTCGTTTCGTCCCGCCGTCTCCATTTTCCGCGCGAGAATCGAGAGCATGTTTGCAGGCACCGGGGTAGCTGGAGGGGTGGCCTGTGCGTTCCCACCAGCCGGATCGGAGGGAGACGCCGAGGCGGGCGCGGGAGCGCCCGACGGGTCGGCGTCGTCGGTAAACATGCTGGGCTGACCGTTAGTTGTGTTTGTTTCGGTCGGTGCTACGGGTGCGGCGGCTCGACGGCGGCGCGTCGTCGGCTTATCTGCAGGGGCGTCGGCTGCGGGGCGTGTGGAGCGATCAAAACGGTTTGGCGCGGCGGTATAGTCGGCACCGGCAGAAGCGGCCGCTGTCGACGCCTTGGGCGCTTGCTCGACTTCGCGGATCGTCTCGACGGTCTCGGCGGTCTGCGTGCCGTGGATAAAATTCGCGGTCTGCGAGGGATTGTGTTCGAGCGAGCGCGGCATCAACGAAGCGCCGGCCTGCTCCTCCTGGCCCTCGATCGGCTCGCCAGCTTCCTGCGCGATACCCATGTCGATGATCCGCTCGGCTTCGTCCTGGTCGCGAAGCGTCGCGAAGCCGAACGCGAGTCGGGCGCACTGAATCAGCGACTTGTGGCGTAGCATCCGGCGTGGGTGTGTCTGCCAGGGCGTATTGACGACCCACGGCTTGCCGTTCGGATAACGGCTTTCCCTTACAAAAGGCTGACGATAGCACTCGATCGCGTACTCGCGGACGACCATCGGGTGAGAGCGATCCTTCCGCCAGATCGTCGCTTCGATCCAGGCGTAAAGCTCGCCGGGGGCGTACGGTAGCGAGATCCGCTCCTCGCTGTAGTTAAAGCCCAGACCGTCGAGCTGCGGCGCCTCATTAATAATTCTGGCCCAGCCATCAACGGACACGACCGGGACAATTCCGCCACTCGACTTGTCGGGATAGGCGAAAATCTCACGGGTGAACGGATTTAATCCGTACTGTTCGCAGATAACCATCAGCGCTGTCAGCTCCTCGTCGGTGACGAGAAGCGGTGTCGGCGCCGACTGCTCGTCGTCGTCGTTATCGCCCCGTTTGGGCTTGCGCTGTCTGAAAGCGGTCGCTTTCAGGATATCGAAAATCTCGTTTCCAGCAATACCGTAGCGCTCTGCAAAGCGATCGCGGAGGCTTTTACTAGCGGCTGTACTCATCGCACTGATACTCCATTTTTCAGCCGTCGGCGGGGTGCTAACGGTCTGGCCCCATATCGTATGATATGATATGAGATTGGACTATATCATACGACCCTACGCTATTGGCAGAGTGCTAGATCGGTTCGATTCTAGTTGATGGGACCAGGCGGGCTTGACGGCTCGCGAGCGCTCGCGAGTTGACGCATGCACTGGACGACCCACGCCCTATGCAGGGGATGGCCAGCGACCGCGCGCGCGGCGTCGAGCAGATCGTCGCTGCGGGTGCGGTGGTGGTAGACGAAGACGTGGTGAGGCACGCGGAAAACGAAGACGGTCGGGAGATCGTCGGGACCAGGAGATACCCTTACGCTGTCCATGACGGGGGGCCTTGTCGCGAGAGAGGGGAGACGCGCCAGAAGCGCGGCCAGCCGTCGCCAGGTGCGCGGCTATCATCGCAGCATAGTCGTCGAGCAGGAAAACGCAAAACGCTGCCAGCGCACCCTTCGTATTGGTATTGGCGTAGTAGCGGACTATCATCCAAGCCTGGACTGTGCTCTAGCGGGCAGATTGACCCGGATCTGTCACAAAGCAAACAGCCTCACCGACAGAACCGGTGATTGGTAAGTGAGCGGATAAAACGTTTTTTGGGGCGCGACTCTCGACGTATACGCTCGGATCGCGCATAATCGTCCGAATTTTTGGCGACGGGTAGTAAATACGGCGTCAGAAGTGGCGAAGCCCCGAATGCTGGAAACATTCGAGGCTTCTGGTAGTGCAAGGCTTAACGGGCCGGTAAGGAACAGATGACTGGGAATTTTTCAAATCAGGCATTGCGCCCTGAGGAACCCACTCACCCTTTTCTTTTGGCCAAGCCAAAAGTGATGCGATCGTGCCATAGGGGCGGCGATCGGTCAAGCAGTCGACGAATTCGGAGGCAACAAAAAAGGCGAATCGCTTCTAACGATCCGCCTTTCATGCACAGCTTAATAAGGTTCCCGTAACTCTCTCCCCGGTGTTACCAGCACCGGTTTGACACCCGCTCTTTTCAGGGCGGGCGGGCTATCACACCCGTAACTCCTATCACAGAGTAAATAATATGCTATCACATCATGTCATATCATGCCAGGCACTCCTGGATGAACTGTTCGAGCTACCGGTCGCAGTGCGCGGTACCGCGATGAACGCCTATATCCGACTCTGGCAGGGACTCGCCTTACCCGATGATCGCGACGAGTTGTGCCTGATCCTGAACGTCTCCGACCATTACCGGCTGAACGCGTGGCCGATTCACGCTCGCGCTATCAACCTGGTCCGCAAGTTTTTTGCGCTCGACCAAAAAAATTTCCAGCCGCCTGCGCAGATCGAGCAAAGCCCCGCCAGGCAACCAATCGGGAGCGACGACGAAGCCCGCGAGCCAGCCGCCGTATACGCGAGCGCGCGTACGGTTTCTAACCCCTGTTTTTCTGTTTTAAAAAACCCTGAGAAAGAAAATCAACGCGAGCAAACCGGCGCGAAGCCCGCCCGTCGATGGAAAGAAGCCAAGCAGCCGGTCTGGATCGCTCTACGCGAAGCGCTACGGCGAAAGAATATCCGGCTGAAGTGGGCGGCGAGCTTTCCGCATTTCAAGGTCTATCGCGACGAGATCGAGCAGGGCGCACCCAGGCTCGCGGCGGATCTCGGCATAACGCTCGACGAGCTCATCGAGCGGATCGCGGGCGAATTCAGGACGCTGCACCGCGTGCCGACAATGCCCGGTCTGGTCGACTGCTGGATGGCGATAAAACGGAATATCTGCGCCGCAATGCGGGCGTGGAGCGGGAGGCCGGACGTTGCCCCTGTGGAGCCACCGATCGTACCGGCGCAACCGGCCAGCGAGCGGGTGAAGCGTTTCGCGTTCGATAGGAGCGCGCTGGAGGCGCTTATCGCGAAAGGGACCGCGAGTAAGCCCGCGCTCGCGTGCTAGGTCGCGCTCCAGACGATATGCGCGCGGACGTACTCCAGCGTACAGGCCGGATCGGCGTCGTCACCTTCGGGCGTGGTACCGACCCACAGCGCGCGACCGGTGAGCGGTTCATGCGGCCAGAGACGGCAGAGGAAAAACGCAAGCGGATCGCGCATCTTGCCGTTTTCGTCGACGTAGAGCATGTCGCTATCGGCGTTATGCGGGCGGATCGCTTCGACGGTATCGCAGTCGAGCAGCGTATAGAGTTCATCCAGCTCGGCGCGTGTACCGCGCTCGGCGGTACGTTCGACGCGCGTAACGTTGCGCGCGAACGGATCAATGAGGTAAGCGAACATGGTTCCTAGTGAAACGTTTTGACGAGACCGTATAACACGATCAGCAGCGTAAGACCCTGCCCGAAAATCGCGACGTACAGCTTGTTGACGCCGCTGGAAATCGCGGCCGTCAGCTCGGCTTTGAGAAGGGCGATATCTGCCTTGGTGGCGTAGCCCTGGCCCGTCGCTTCGTTCTGCTCCTCGATCACTTCAAGCAGGACTTCGGCCTGTTCGGCAGTCATCCCTTTTTCGACGAGACGGTTACGGGCGGTAAATGCGTTATAGGTCATAGCGTGATTCACTGGAAAAAGATGATGACGGTTTTCAAAGCATTATCCCTTGGGTTGGTGATACTGGCTTATTTCATGAAGCCGGTACCGCGTCGCGGCGGCTGCGCGGTGCCGTTCGCAAGCTGCATCGCGCGGACCATCTCACGGATACGATCGTCTTCACGCGTAGCGCGTAACGCTTCGTGGTCGACCGTGCAGACGGCTGTCCGGTTCGCTCGCGGTATCGCGACGATAAGGTAAATAATCGCGACCGGGAAAAACAGCACAAGCCAGACGATGAACCAGAACCACGAAACGGGCTTGTACGAGTGAGGCGTCTGTCGCTGGCAGACGGGGCAGAATTGGAGGCGGGTTTTCATTCGCGGTTGTACTCAGTCTCGACGCGCACTAACAGGGCGTCAATCTGCGGGATACCGAAGTCCTTGGGCGTGAACGGAAAGCGGTTTTCTGTTGCTACGTCGAGCGCTTCGACTTTGACCTCGCGTAAGCGGCCTAGCGCGTCGATGAACATCTCCAGCTCGCCGTCGTTGAAAGTCATGTTATGCACGGTGGCTCCCTGTAAAACTTGGTTGAACGTCACCCGGCAGATAGCCGAGCTGTCGACCGGTACCAAGGTAGAGGACGCCGTACGCTTCGTCGGCGCCTTCGCCGTCTTCGTCGATCCAGAGGGGACCGACTGAATGCACGCTCTGCCGTGGCCCGTCACCGCCAACGATGTTAATCCGCATCCCGCGTGGCAATTCGCCAAGGATCTTATACAGCTCGTCGACCGTCATACTACTTTTCATGGCTGGATCTCCGTTACGTTAGTCGAGCGCGGCCTGGATAGCGGACCAGTCAGGATGCTGGCGGGCGTACTCCGATACCAGGGCATGCCGGGTCTCAAGCAGCTTGAACAGCGCTACGGCGTCCGCGTCGGCGGCGCGCTCCATCATTCCGCCTAGCGCGAAAAGGGTGATCGTGAGGCCCGCGGCTTCGCGGCTCATGACCGGTTCGCTCATATTCATCGCGCGCAGCGTCCAACGATCGGGACCGGGAGGAACGGCGAACAGTCCACCGTTCGATAGCTGGTTGAATTCCCATAGCCCGCCCCGGTATTGCTCACCGCCCATCGAGCGCGCGAGATTAAAAAGGGTGGACTCGCCGCGAACAAAGAGCGAGCCGAAAAGCCCGAACATGAAGCCCGAACGCGAGCGCTCGGGAACGCGGCGGGAGGTAACGGGGGTAGCTGTCATTGTAATATCCTACGATACGATATGATATGATACGACACTAAATTAAAAAAGGGTTACATCGTGTTGAGCCTGGCCAGTTCGCACTCAAGCAGCGAGTCGACCGAATTGTCCGGGTACTCGATCCAGACGAGCGGGTACCATTTTTCGACGGCGCCCAGCTCCAGGGCCATGCGCTTCGCGCGCTCTGCCGAATCCGTTTTTTCCGATCGGACGACGAGACCGCCGCCGTCGCGCTTCCAGACTTCGACGAAAAAAAGAGGGTGTTTCATCGCTTATCTCCAACCAACCGCGTTACGGGCGAAGCCCGGAAGGTAGCGCGTCTGCGAGCCTTCGACCAGGTAGACAATGTTCTCGTCGGGCCGGTCGTCCTCGTCGTCGTCGTCGAGCTGGTTATCCGCGTCGGGACCGACCATCACCACGTCACCCAGGCTGTACTCGAACGGCCAGCTAGGCTGCTGCGCGAGCATTACCTCTGCGTCTTCGGGCATCTGTTCAAGCATTTCGATCAACTGGCCTACTTTCATGATTCTCTCCGGTTCGTTTGCTGGCGGGCGTTTCCCGTCGACAAATTCATATTAACGATTAACTCTGCGTTAATCAATAGAACGTCTAGGCGCCACGCTCTAACGATCCGGGGAACTAGGCCGTACGGGTGACCTGGTAGAAGCGGAAGGCGGTACCGTCGAATGTAAGCGGAACGCCTGCGCACACCTGGATCGCGTACTCCCCGCCGCGAACGCTGGAGACGCGCGCGATCGCGACTCCTAGCTGTTGCGCGCGATTGGGTGCGTCCGGTACCAGCAGCGCTTCGTCGACGGCGAGCCGCGAGAGCGACCACGGCAGCGAGCCGGTAACGAGGGTGCCGGATTCGCGGCCGCGTCGGGTCGGTTCGGTGGCGGGCGTAGCGGGTTTTTCCATGGTGAGATCCATTGTGTCGTTATTCGTCGAGCGCGAGCGCGCCCACGTCGCTATAGCCGTCGTTACCGCAATAGATAACGCGGGCGGCTGTCGGGCAGCGCTCGATCCGTAGCCGGTCGGATTGCCGGTATAGCGCGCGCTGCACGACGCGCACTTTATCGGATTCGCGGAAATCGTCGCTAGTCAGACCCCAGCCGTACTCGTCGTCTCCCGTCAGCCGGTACGCGACCAGCCCGTAACGCGGCGCGACGCGCGCGACGACGCGCTCGACCGTGCGGCGGCTGTACGAACGCTTCGCGTGGATATAATCCGCGCCAAAACTGACGAGCTGGCCGTCGATCATCGAGTAGCGCGAGCCCTGGTAATCGGTCGAGCCGTCGAAATACGCGCCGCGAAACCGGTTTGTAATCGACTCGACCTGCGTCTCGTTCGGCCCGTCACGCCAGCTCACGCTCAACGATGCGCCGCCCGCATATTTGGACGAACGTACACCGAAGCGGATATCGGGAAACGCCTCTTTAAGCGCCTGCCGGACGAGCTTCGCCACTTCCGTAACGGATATGAACGTCTTTGCCATCGCTGGTTACTCCTCTCGAAAAGGCTAGTTTAGTGATTAACTGTGCGTTAATCAATAGATACTGCGCACCTTGTATCGTATCGTATCGTATGATATGATCGCGCGCCCCACGCGCGGCATAATAAGCCGGGTTCTCGTCGTGTGTTGGTCTACTATGCTGGGTGGGAATTGGCGCGACGTGGTGAGGCGCATCCATGCCGGTGCGATCGGTCGACGACGAGCGAGCCGCCTGCTGGCGACGGTTTAACGAAGCCGCAGCCGCCGCACGGCTCGGGGACTTCGACCCTGCGCGCGCGCTGGTCGAGCGCGTACGGGCGAAGTCGGGCAACTTCGCCGCGGCTGTCGCGCGGCTGGAGCTTCGCGCGTGGATCAAACATGAGCGCGTCGAGCTGGAGCGCACGCTGGCCACCGCCAATCGCTCGATCGCGCCGGTTCTGGAGATCGGATCTCACAGCGAGGAAAGGGACGATGACCAAGATCGTGCTGAGTAAAAACCCGGACGGCGCCGTCGTCGGGATCTCATCAATCGACTCTCACCACTTCCGACGACTTACACAGGCGCTCGACGAGCTACGCGTCGGTGAGACGCTGGTTCTGTCGTGGAGCGAGCCGCGCTCGCCAGCGCTACACCGCGCGCACTTCGCGTTACTCAACCGGATCTTTGCCGCGCAGCAGCGTTTCGAGACGCTGGATACGCTACGCGCCTGGGTGACGATCGGCGCAGGCCACTGCGATACGGTACCGGGGCCCGACGGTGTAATGGTCGTTACGCCGCGCTCGATCGCGTACGACGCGCTCGACGAGGAGCAGTTTCGCGAACACCACGCGCGCTGTCTGACCTATCTCCGGTCGGCGCAGGCGTTCGCCTTCCTCTTTCCGGCCGCGAGTACCGACCAGGCCGCGCAGGAGATGGAGGAGCTGATCGAGGCGGGCGAGGATGGCGCCGATCCGGTCGACGCGGGGGCCGCTCATGAGCGTGTCTGAGTCCGATACGCAGCAGAGCAGCGACCATATGCTGTGTCTGCGCTGGGCTGCATGGCACCACTCGCGCCGACTCTACGCTCCACCACCGCCGAAAAACCTGCTTGCGCGTATGCGAATACCCGACGCGACGGTACCGAACCCGCCCGACGCGCCCAACAATCCGAATCTCTACCAGCTCAATCGGGCAATCACGGCGCAGCCTCGCAACGCCGCGAAAATGACCTTTCTCTGCTTTTATCTCTACCGCATCCCGATCGCGGATCTGCTTACCCACTACCACCTTGGCCGCGACGGCTTCAATTCGCGTATTCGCCGCTTCCGCGAGCGCGCGATTACGGCGCAAAAAGCATTGCTTGCGCAGCGCTATGTCGACGAAAAAATCATTGATATGGCCAGCCGGCGCCGCGCGTCGATCGAACATTGCAACGCGACTCGCGCCCGTTGTGGACGACTTCCCAAAAACGAAGTTGCACACAAATAAGCAGAAATTTACTAGTATTGTACGAGGCTGGTTCTGTACGCCCTTCCCACAAAGGGCGCCCCCGTTACCCAGCCAAAACCCGGTCATACCTCCCTGGAGTGGCCGGGTTTCTTTTTGTCCGCGCGTCATTTCATATCATTTCATATCACATCATGTCATCCGATACGATAGAAGCTAAACACGCGAAAGAGGGTGCTATCAAGCTATGGCCCGCCGATCACGTCGAGCGTCGACCGATCGAAAGTCTGATCGAGTACGCGCAGAACGCGCGCACCCACAGCGACGAGCAGATAAACCAGCTCGCGGCGTCGATGCATGAATGGGGGTGGACGATACCCGTACTGATCGACGAGAACGGCGAGATCATCGCCGGACATGGCCGCTTGATGGCGGGCAAACGGCTCGGCTACGACGAAGCGCCGGTAATGATCGCGACCGGCTGGAGCGACGAGCAGAAACGGGCGTACCGGATCGCGGATAACAAGCTGACGCTTAACGGCGATTGGGATGCAAGCCTCCTTTACACAGAGATTACAGCGCTGGGTAACGATAGCTTCGATATCAGCCTGCTCGGCTTCGACGGGATCGAGATCGCGCGCTTAAGCGATGACTACGACCGGCTCGCGCTCGATACGCCGCCGCCTGCCGATGGGAACGACGGCGCCGACGGCGCGAACGGTAGCGACGACGCCGACGGCTTCAGGGGCGCAACGCCTATCGCGATGGACGGCGGCGCGCAGTTTGTCGCGTTTTCCTGCATGGTCGCGCTGGAGGATCGTCCTGCGCTGCTTGACGCGATCAAGAGCGCGAAGGAGGAGGCGGGCGTCGAGGATACGGGCGCCGCGCTACTCTTTATCGTTCGCGCCTGGAGCGAAGCATGAAGACCGCGCAAAACGGCTTTATCGCCTACGACTGGTCGACCGGGCGGCTCTCGGCTTCAATGCTCGCGTGGAGCGGTACCCGGCACCACCGCCAGGGGCTAGCCGTCGAGTCGCCGGACGCGACGTATTTTGGCTTCGTCTATAGCGGCGAGGTCTCGCTTCTACACGCTGGCCGGACGTGGAACCTGCACGCCGGATATTACTTCTGCGTACCGGGTAGCTTCGCGCTGATTGAAGCCGACGGCGCGGGGATCATTACGCAGCGCAACGGATGGCGCGGCCTCTTTTCGATCGGCGGGCCGGTCGAGCGTAAGGGGAGGCTTCGCTATATCGACCGGTGCAGCGATACGACGATCATCCAGCCGGTTCGCCGCGGCGATCCGTGTCTGAACCTGCTTTACTTCCCGCCTGGCGTCGTACAGACCGCGCACACGCACCCGTCAGACCGCCTGGGCGTCGTGCTATCCGGTGCCGGGACGTGTATCGCGCGTAACGGCGGCGTGGACAAGCGATTCAAGCTGGTACCGGGGATGGTCTTCTGCATCCCGGCTGAAGGTCGACACAACTTCGCGACCGATTGCGGCGACGAGATGCGGGTCGTGGCCTGGCATCCGGACTCCGACTGTGGACCGACCGACGACGACCACGCGATGATTAACCGGACGATCGTCGACGGGATCTCTGCGCGCGAGCTTCGCTCGATCCGCACGACCGGCAGCGAGACGCTGGAGGTCAAGCCATGAGCGCGCGCGAAAGCGGCATTGTGCGCAAGACGTACAACCGCAAGTTTGTCGAGCAGGACGTACACGAAGCGACGCGCGATCGGATGAAGCACCTGTATGCGATGTTCGATCGGATCGTGGTGAGCTTTTCAGGTGGGAAAGATTCGACGGTCGTGCTTAATCTCGCGCTGGAGGCCGCGCGCGAGCTTAAACGCCTGCCTCTGGAGGTGCATTTTTACGACGAGGAGTGCATCTCCGAAGACACCGAAGCCTATCTGAACCGGGTGCGCGCCAATCCAGAGATCGAGCTTGTCTGGTGGTGTGCGCCCGTCAAGCACCGTAACGCCTGCTCGCGCCGCGAGCCTTACTGGTATTGCTGGAATCCCGCCGAGCGTGACAAGTGGGTCCGGCCTATGCCCGAAGGCGCACAGACGACCATGCCGGGATTCAAGCGGGGAATGATGATTCCCGACTGCTCGCACCTACCCTTCAAGGGGAAGTCGTCGACCGTCGGCTTTCTGCGCGGTATCCGTACGCAGGAATCGTTACGGCGCCTGCGTCTCTCGACGATGAAGCCGATCGACAACTATATCCACCAGCACGAACACGCGCGCAACGTCTGGTTGTGCGACCCGATCTACGATTGGATGTTCGAGGACGTATGGGTCGCGCCGTCGCGCTTTGGATGGGACTACAACCACACGTATGACCGCTTTGAAGCGATGGGCCTCAAGCATAACGACCAGCGCGTGTGCCCGCCGTTTGGCGAGGAGCCGCTGGCGCTGCTTCATACGTGGGCGATCTGCTACCCGGATCTCTGGCACAAGATGATCGCGCGCGTACCGGGCGTCGCAACGGGCGGCCGCTACGCGCTAACGGAACTGTATGGCCATCATATCGACCGCCCGCCTGAGGGTCTGACGTGGCGCGAGTGGACGTTCCGCGTGATTGATCTCTACAAGGAGCCCTGGCGCTCCTACGTCGCGACCGCCGTTAAAGGCGCGATCGAGATGCACCAGCGCAAGACGCAGCGACCGATCGACGATAGCGTGTCCGATCCAATGAGCGGCGTGTCGTGGCGCTGGCTCGCGCAGATCGCGCTAAAAGGCGACTTCAAGGGCCGCAAAACGGGTGGCCTGCTTAATCAGGCAACCAACGAGCAGAAGCGTAGGGGGATGACGCTTGAACAGGTGATTGCACTGGAGCCGGACAATGACGGTACCCGCTATTGAAAAGACAGACACGCCCGTTAGTGCTGAAGTCAAACGGGCGATAGCCGACGCGGCTGTCTCGCGCGTCAAATGGGTCGAGCGCTCGCGTATCCGCGCGAACGACTACAACCCCAACCGGGTCGCACCGCCCGAGCTGGAGCTGCTGATTCTCTCGATCCTCGAGGATGGATTTACGCAACCGCTTGTGGTGCTTGCGGAAGGGGATGGTTACGTGATGGTCGATGGCTACCATCGGTGGTTTGTCTCGACCGATAAGCGAATCGTGGCGCGGTACGGCGGCTGGGTACCCGTCGCGGAGATCCAGGCCGATCCCGTACACCGGATGATGTCGACGATCCGGCATAACCGGGCACGCGGTACGCACGCCGTGCTGCCGATGGCCGAGATCGTACGGACGATGATCCAGACGGGCGTACCCGTCGAGCAGATCGAAACACGGCTAGGCATGGAGCCTGAGGAGGTCGACCGGCTGGCCGACCGTTCCGGGATGCCCGCGCGCGTCGGCGCGCGCGAAGCGGCCGACACATTCGGGAAGGCCTGGATACCGGGCTAGATCGCTATGGAACTGGTAAAGCGAACGGGAAAAAAATTTATCCCGACAAAGACTGACGTGATGGTCGTGCGCGCATTGCTTCTATGCGGCGTGCCGCTACTCAATATCTGTCAGCACGTCGTCAACCCGGAGACGGGCAAGCCGATCAGCTACGCGACGCTATCGAAGACTTTTAAAAAGGAAATCAGCACGGCTGTCGACCATTGCAATGCGCGAGTCGTCGCGAATCTCTACCGGCTCGCGAGCAAGGAGGCCGATACGTCGCAGGTCGTGCAGGCAATGATTTTCTGGATGCGTACGCGCGGCGGCTGGAAGCTGACCGAAGCGTCGGCGGCGCCTCCTGCAGAAAGCGATACCACGCCGATGGTCGAGAACGAGGAGACGGCTCGCGCGATCGTCGAGGACGTTCTGAATAAGTTCGGACGGCGGCGCCTGACCGGCTAACCCTCAATACCATAGCCTGTCATACGGTATGGTATCGAATCATATGATATGAGTATGGACAGCGTTATCCTGCCGTTCCGTACCAATCGCAAGCCGCCGCCTGGCTGGATGCGGTCGACGACGCAGGAGCAGTGGCGGCTGCACGCTGCCCGCAAGGCATGCGAAGACGACCATATCGCTTTTACGAGTCTGTTTTTCCAGCACCGTGAGGGCGTACCGTTCCGGCTGAACTGGCACCACCTCGCGATCGCTGACGCGGTACAGAAGATACTCGACGGGAGCTGGACGAACGTCGTTATCAACGTCGCGCCGGGTGCGAGCAAGACAGAGCTGGTCGTTATCAACCTGATCGCGCGCGGGCTTGCGCTTAACCCGTACTCGCGCTTCCTGCATATCAGCTATAGCGACGATCTCGCGCTGCTAAACAGCCAGAAGGCGCGCGAGCTTATCCAGGGCGATGAGTATCAGTCGATGTGGCCGCGCGTGCTGCGCGACGACTCGCGCTCTATGAAGCGCTGGAATGTCGAGATCGACGGAAAGACGGCGGGCGGTGTGTACGCGGTCTCGCTCGGCGGGCAGATTACCGGATTCCGTGCAGGCCGGATGGTACCGGGTTTTCAGGGTGCAATTATCGTCGACGATCCGCTAAAGGTCGAAGACAGCTATTCAAAGCCCGCGCGCGAGAAGGCGAATCGCCGCCTTGTCTCGACCGTCAAGAGCCGTCGCGCCAACCCGGCCACGCCGATCATTCTCATCATGCAGCGTCTGGCCGTCGACGACTGTACCGGCTTTATCAAGGCGGGCGGGCTACCGGGCTACTGGCATTACGTCGAGATCCCGGCTCTGATTGACGCGAACTACGTCAACCATTACGCGCACGCGTACCGGTCCTGTATCGACACCAGCGTTACCGACAAGAAAGGCCGCTTCAGCTACTGGCCGTACAAGGAGCCGCTGGAGGAGCTGTTAGAGCTGGAGCAGGGCGGGACCAGTCGCGACGGCCAGCGGATCGGGCGGCGGGTCTTTTCCGCGCAGTATCAGCAGAAGCCGACCGAGGAAGGCGGGAACCTGCTTAAGGGGCATTGGTTCGGGCGCTGGCGCGTACTGCCGAAAATGGTCCGGCGTCTCATCATTGCCGACACCGCGCAGAAGACAAGCGAGCGTAACGACTTCACGGTCTTTATGGAGTGGGGTCTAGGCGTCGACGGCCATATCTACGCGATCAACCTTATTCGCGATCGCTGGGAAGCGCCCGAGCTGGAGCGACACGCGATCGACTTCTGGAACAAGTGTCGACCCTACGACCACCGGCTAAACGTCCCTCTCTCGTCGTTCATGGTCGAGGACAAGTCGAGCGGGACCGGGCTGATTCAGGGTATCAAGCGCAAGGGAAAGATCCCGATCAAGGGTATCCCGCGCAATCGCGACAAGGTAGTCCGGGTAAAGGGGGCGGCGCCGTCGATCGAGGCGGGTCTGGTGCTGCTGCCCGAAGAAGCTGACTGGATCAGCGACTTTATAACCGAGTGCGAAGCCTTCACCGAGGACGATACGCACGCGTTTGATGACCAGGTAGACGTACTGTGCGACGCAGTACACCAGCTCCTCATCGAGAACGCCGCAGTCAACTGGGTGTGAAACATCGACAGAACTCTAGCGGTGCCCGTCAAACCCATACCGCTTAAGGCGTAGGCGGGATTTGCTACGCATTGTTTCACGGCTTGCATGGCGGGCTGCAAGCCCTTAACACGTCTCGCGCACATAAATCTATGTGTGTGACTTTCAACGAGCTTTCAGTCAGTGACGACTGTAACGCCCGTAACGTCTTCTGTAGTGAATCCAATCATGCTATCGACGCCTACGCTGCTGCACGGTGCGCGCGATCGGCTGCGCCATGGCCTGTACTGGTTCGTGTACGGCTTGAAGTTTGGCCCGCCCGATCCCGAGACCGACGACTTTTACATGGTGAAGCGCGCGGCGCGCTGCCGGACGTGTCACGGCGATGGCTTCGTTGGGATTGGCGATACCGCGATCCACTGCGACGAGTGCGACGGTAGCGGCTACTACTGGTGGCTGCTGTGACGACCAACCCGCCACGCATTCACTGGCTCGATACGCTGCGCAACTTCGCTGCGGGGTTGATGACCCGTAGCGACAAAATGAGCTATGGCCGGTACGCGTTCCGTGGCGAGATCCCCGGCGAGGAGCTGGATTCGATGTACCGCGCGAACTGGCTTGCGCGAAAGATCGTCGACGCGCCCGCCGAAGATATGACGCGCGAATGGTTGTCGATGGAGACGAGCGACGCGAGCGCACGCGAGGAGCTGGAGACCGCAGAGAAGGAATTTAACGTTATCGACCGCGTTACCGACAATATCCGCTGGTCGCGTCTCTACGGCGGATCGGCTATCTATCCGTCGATCGCGGACGACGATCCGGCCGAGCCGTTCGAGGTAGAGCGAATGCGGCAGGGCACGCTTCAGGGCTTGATGGTTCTCGACCGGTATCAGATAACGCCGGTACGCAACCTCGCCAACCTTATCGACTTGAACCAGGCCGATTACTGGAGGCCGGAATACTACACGGTACGCGGCAGCAACCAGCGTATCCACAGCTCGCGGCTACTCTTTGCCGACGGCGCGAAGCTACCGCTAAACCTGCTACGCCGGAATAACTACTGGTCCGATAGCGTGCTTCAGTCCGTGTACGACGAGCTACAGCGCGGGGACAGCGTAGCGAGCGGAACCGCCAGCATGTTTTTTGAGGCGAGCGTCGACATTCTGAAAATCGACGAGCTACGCATCCAGCTTGGTAGCGACGAAGGCACGCAAACCATGCTCAAGCGGTTTGAAGTTGCCGCAATGATGAAGTCGATGAACCATACGCTTGTTCTCGACGCGAGCGACGACTGGAGCCAGAAAACCAACAGCTTTTCTGGCGTGCCCGAAGTGATGATGCAGTTCATGCAGCGCCTGTCGGGCGCCGCCGATATTCCGATGACGCGGCTTTTCGGTATGTCGCCAGCCGGGATGAATTCGACCGGCGAGTCAGACATGCGCAATTACTACGACTCGTTGAAGGCGAAGCAGGAGCGCTCGCTACGCCCGCTACTGGAAAGGCTCTACGACATTCTGTGCATGCAGACGCTAGGCCGTCTTCTCGACGATCTCGTACTCGAATTTACGGTGCTCTGGCAGCAAAGCCAGAAAGACCAGGCGGCTACCGAATTGACGCGTGCGCAACGGGATGAAATCTATCTGCGTAACTCAGTCGTTACCGAAGTTCAGGTACTCGACCGGCTGCGCGCGAATGATACCTACGGCGTAACCGACGAGGACTTGCAAGCCGCAGAGGAGCTGGCGAGCTACATGCCACCACCGACTCCGGAGATTCCTGAAAATGGAAATCAGGAGACATCGCCAATT